ACGTTAATATTCTTGAAGGTATTCGCTTCTACGTTAGTTTTGCTTGTAGTTTCGCCTTTGGTGAACTTAAGCTTATGGAAGGATCCGCTAAAATCATTAGTCTCATCGCAAGAGACGAAAACCAACACTTAGCACTTACTCAGAACATTCTGAATAAGTGGAAAGAAGGTGATGATCCTGAAATGAAGCAGATTGCAAAAGAAGAAGAAGAGTGGGTCTATAAAATGTTTGATCGTGCTGTAAACGAAGAGAAGAAATGGGCAGATTACCTGTTCAAAGATGGCAGCATGATTGGACTGAATGATAAACTTCTTCAGCAATATGTTGAATGGATTGCTAACCGTAGACTGAAAGCAATAGGACTAAAACCACAGTATGATATTTCAGCAAACAATAATCCACTTCCTTGGACACAACACTGGATTTCTTCCAAAGGTCTTCAGGTTGCTCCGCAGCAAACTCAAGTGCAGTCTTATGTGGTTGGTGGAATAAAACAAGATGTCAAAAAAGACACATTTAGTGGTTTTAAACTTTAATTGACTTTAAGACTGAAATAGTGTATTATATAAATAATAATAGGTAAGTTCAGTCTTAAAATGAATAATTATATTCTTTACTATTACTTAAGGGAGGACTTTAGTTCTCCCTTTTATGTTGGTTATGGAAGACCAAGAAGAATTAATTCCAGACACTCCAGGAGAAATGGTGCTGAAATATTACCACCAAGAGAAAGAAGATGGATTGTAAAATCTGGATTAACTAAAGAAGAAGCAATAGAACTTGAGATAAAACATATAGCACTCTGGAAAAGAGAATGTGATGGTGGGGTTTTGTTAAATCAAAATCTTGGTGGTGAAGGAAAACCTGGAGGACAGAGAACTAAAGGATTTAGTGGAAGGAAACATAGTGAAGAAGCAAAGAAAAGAATAAGTGAAAAAGCTGCTGGCAAGAATAATCCAAGATATGGTGTTAAATTATCACAAGAGACAAGAAATAAGATAAGTCAAAACAGAACACCAAAGTTTGGTAAAGATAATCCAAACTCTAAAACTTGGAAGATTGTTTCTCCAGAAAATAAAGAGTACATTATTACTGGAGCATTAAAAGAGTTTTGTAAGTCTCAAAATATTTCATATGCAACGATGCACGCAGCAATTCTTTACGATAGAAAAGGGCCAAGAAGAAATGGATGGAGTATTGAGAAAGTTTAGAATATCACTACCAGAAGATGAGTGTGTGATAAAACTTCAGGAGTATTGTAAGTTCTCTCATACTTTGTTAAAAGTTCCTGTAGTTTCTAAACCTTTATGTGCCGACGCAAACTGCCACAATAATGTTAATCATTATGTGAATACTTATGGTGGAGAAAAGATAAGTGGATATTATCTAATCACCGATGTTGATGATGAAACTTATGGATGTGCGATATATCATAGTATTTGGAAAAATACTTACGGAGATTTGATAGATATAACTCCATTTGATGATGGTAGAGAATATAATATGTTCTCTGTGCTAGATGCTATAGATTATTACTCTGGAGTTGCTTATGATGGAAAAGTTTATAGAATATTAGAACCAGGACTTAATGTTGTTTAAATTATAAATAACTAAAAAGTATTTGTAAAATGAACGCACAAGATTTTCGTAGTCTTCAAGAAGCATATTTGGAAGTTTATAATGACTTGGATGAAGGTGCTTCGGAAGACGTTGCTGCTAGATCCGAAAAACTTGCAAAACAAAGAAAGGGGCAAACACCTCAAAGAAAAGCAATGTATCAGGGACTTGCACTTAAAGCAAGAATTCGTGCTTCTGGAGGAAATCCTGGAGATAAATCACAGGGACATCCTTTAAGGAGAGCATCTAATAGACCTATTCACCCCCACGATAGTAAGTATGGTAGATCTGGTTTAACTCAATCTAAAAGAGATGAAAGAAGAGATATAGATGCCGCAACTCATGGTGAGTATAGTGATGGTCCTGGAACTGTAACAAAAAATCCAAAAAAACTTCGTAAGCAAAAAGCACTTGGAGAACTTGGAGAACAAGCAGACCTCTACGACATCATTCTCTCACACCTTCTTGATGAAGGATATGCCGAAACACCAGAAGCAGCAGAAGTCATTATGGTTAATATGAGTGAGGAGTGGAGAAACTCCATTCTTGGTTAATTTACTTTTTTGATTTATTATGTTACCAAAAATACTTTCTCAGGATTCAAACTATGATGAGTGGTGTGAACAAGAAATTCTGAATGCTTATAAAGAAGCAGCAGAATGTGATGAATTTATGTTTGGAGATTATGACTTTTGTAGAGAATGGTTAGGTACAAATAACTAATTTCGTATAGATAGAGGAGATCACACTCCTCTTTTTTAATGTCTAAAAATCAGTTAACTAAAGATGAATTTAAAGTTCGTGTTTTAAAATTAAAAAATAATCTTTATAACGAACACGTCAGACACGATATGGATATGAAAGGACTTGCCCATAAATATCTGAATGAAGTCCTTGATATTATTGATGAGTATAGATATTGACTACGAAAACCCTTGGATTTATAATGGAAGTCCCTTTATAAGTTCTGATATAGATGACCACTATGGATTTGTTTATTTGATAGAAAACAAACTAAATGGTCGAAAATATATTGGAAGAAAATACTTTTGGCAGTTTAGAACACCTAAAGGTAAAAAAAGAAAGGTAAAATCAGAATCTAATTGGAAGGATTACTATGGGTCTTGTCCGGAACTTAAAGAAGACATTGATAAATTGGGCAGAGAGAATTTTAGTCGAACTATCCTATCATTACATAAAACAAAGGGCAAAACAAACTTTGAGGAGACCAGACGACTCTTTCTCAATGATGTCCTCACCGAATCTCTTGACAACGGAGGACCAGCCTGGTACAATAGTAACATCCTCAACAGGTACTTCCGAAAAGATTATTATGGAAACAACGACTGAAGATATTGTCGCACATGTGAGGAGTTGGTCTCTTGATCGTGCTGCTGATATGAGTATCGATAAAGAGGATGCTCGTGCTATTCTTGCAGAGTTTTATGAGTGGATTGAACCAGAAGATGACGAATTGGAGATCGTTTCTCTGGAACCACAAGATTGACAAAAACTAAATAAAAACTTATAATGTTAAAATCCCTGTTATGAGCAGGGTTTTTTATTATGAGACTTTGAGGATTGATTTAGAGCCGTGGAGATTGCCCCTTGAGAGAGGGGAAGTGCGCTTTCTCTATACGGATGTAGAGTTCTATTAAATTTAATGCGAAACTGCTTTACTGTAGCCCTCTTGCCTCTTCTGGCAACGGTTACAACCACAACGGCAACACTGCCATCATCTGCTACTGCTCCCCAATATTCTATTATTAAGGAGTTTGAAACAGAGAAGACAGCAATCCGCGAGGTTGCTCCCGAAAAGCCAAAAGAGAAAAGGCTAATTTGTAAAGGGTGTAATGAACATGAAAATGCTGCCCTGGCATACTTTCAGGGAATTGGTATTAAAGACAGAAACGCCCTTGCTACCATCATGGGTAATATTCGTCAGGAATCAACTTTTATTCCTAACATTTGTGAAGGTGGTAGTAGAACCTCATACTATAATTGTGGAAGAGGTTATGGTTTGATACAATTTACTTCTGCTTCTCGTTATTATGGACTGGGTGCTTTTGCTAAAAAAATAGGAGGCAATCCTTCTACTGCTGATACTCAACTTCGGTATATTACTACTGAACCACAATGGAAGAGTATTGAAAACAGAATGAGAGTTTCTGGAAAATCTATTGATAGGTATATGAATTATGCCTACGAATGGATTGGATGGGGACACCATGGAGCAAGAACACAATATGCTTATGACTATGCTAAACGATTGGTTCTTGCTGATGTCTAAATAACTTTACCTGACTTGCTGACACTTTTCAGGTGAGATTGGAGTGCTTCGGCACTCCTTTCTTGTATAAATAGTAATGTCAGCAAGTTAGAGTAGTATGAAACACTTTTATGTGTATTATTCCTATGAGGAATATGGAAGGGGATATATTGGAAAAAGAGAATGTAAATGTCTTCCAGAAGAAGATGTAAGTTATTTTGGAAGTTTCAAAGATAAAACTTTCAATCCAACTCAAAAAATAATATTAGAAACTTTTGATAGTGTGGAGAAAGCCCTGGCAGCAGAATGTGCTCTCCACGACTTTTATGAGGTAGATAAAAATCCACACTTTGCTAATAGAGCAAAACAAACTTCTACTGGATTTTATTGTAATAAAGGTGCTGGTGAAGAAGCAAATAAGAAAAGAAGTGAGTTGATGAAAACAGAATACAATCCTATGAGTAATCTAAAACTCAAAGAGAAAGCAAGAAAAAACTTGATTAGAACTTTGAGTAATCCAGAAATGAGAAAACTAAAAAGTAGAGTTGGAAAGAAAGCACACAATCGTCCAGAAGTAGTTGAGAACCATAGACAGGCAGCACTCAAATCTCATCAAAATCCAGAAACAAAAAGAAAACATATTGAGGCAAAACTTGGTGAGAAAAATCCTTGTTATGGTAAAAAGTGGATTACAAATGGAAATGAAAACAAATACATAAATTCTATTGATGAAGTTCCAAGTGGTTTTTGGTATGGTAGAGTTGTTTGAGGACACTTGACGAACTGGCACAGGGACACTCCAAATGCCCCTGTGATGCCTTATAATACTCTCATACGCAACCAAACCGATGACTACTCCCAAAGAAACCTACGAATACTGCGAACAACTCATTCAAAAAGAGATTGATGAAGTATTTGTGACTATTAGTAAATGGGGCAAAGAATGTGCTGACCACAATGAAGAGTTTATTTCTTTTAAAGAGAGAAAGAGTAGTGAACTCAAAAAACTCTATAAACACTTGGAGAACATCCAAGTAATGAAAACCTCTTATCTTTCTGGACGATGACTGACCTTTCCCCTCAAGCACAAGCAATCATAGATGCTGCTGATGAAGTATTTTCTCACGGAGGAACAATTAGAGAGGGCTTTGCTGCTGCTCTTCGTGTTCTTGCTGATAATGTTGCCCCTGAAAATTATGCCTGTTTTTCGGGGCATAGAGAGTGGGATGAAGCACTTGAAACAAGAAATGAAAGTATTCGTGAGGCAATTTTAGATATTGCTACTGAACTGGAGGCACTATGACTGACCAAGCACAACAAATCTGGGATGCTTTTTATTTTACTTTCGCAGATAAAAGAGTAGATTTTACCATTCAAGAACTTAATAATAATGCTCTTGCTAATGTTCTCCGTGCTCTTGTGAGTAATAATGAGGAGTGGGTAGATGGAACTTATATGGTAAAATCAGAAGACATTCTCAACATCGCAACTGAACTTGAAGCATTATGACTAAACTCACGGCACTTGATTTGATGGTAATTTCAGATACTTTGTATAGAACTCTTTCTATCGCAGGATTTGGGGGAACTCTTGGTGGATATACAAAAGAAGCAAGAGAAAATGTTGCGAATAAAGTTCAAATAATTTTGAGTAATATGGAAGTAGAACTACCTGTGGGGAAAACTGATGCCTAAGATGACTTATGAAGAATGGAGTGAAAAAAACCCAATTGATTGGGATGAGATTGAAAAAAATGATAATCCAGATATGTTAATTACTAAAACAGGTGTAGAAATGATGCATTACCAACTCTATTTGTGGGAATGTAAAAAAGAAGAGGAGAACCAAAAATGACTGAAAGATTAAATCATAAACTTAATGTAGATACAATCAAAACAGTTAAAGATGTGAAGAATGTCTTTTATACTATGGAGTTGGTTGCTTCTATTGATGTAGATAATCCAATATATGAAGTCGCAAAGGAATACTTTACCATTCCTTATGTTCATCCTGAACTAACATTCCCAACACCACGCAAGAGTATTGAAGAAATCACACAAGAACTTGATGAGAAGATTGATGCTCTTATGAAGACAACAAAAGAAAAGTTTGAGTGTTCTAACTATTTTGCTGGAAAAAGATATAACGAAAAGTTTGATAGGATTATTCAGGACTTTGAGTATGCGAAGAAACACGGAAGTTTTCCACTAACTCAAACACTTACTCTTGATTACTCCAATTTTGATTACTCCAATTTTGTTGTGACTGGTAGTTCTTTGGAAAGTTCTTTTGTAATCAAACAGGGGAAAACACACGAAGGTTATTATACGAATGGAAACCGTAAATATTTGAAGTATTATATGCCCGATAAACCTAATCGTTTGGTGAGGTTCTTTATGAGAACTTGTCTTGGATTTTATTGGGTAGATGAGAAGGACGGATGAGATACTACGAAACCAGAACTTATGAGCACCAGTGTGACTTTGATGCTAAAAACAGAGCAGAAAAAGCATCACAAGATTACTACAAAAAGTGGATAAATCTTCGTAAAGAAGTAAGAGAACTGGTAAAAACTCAAAACATTTCTATTACACCCGAATTTGCTAAACTGATTGGAATGAAATGACTAATCCACTCCTACAAAAATACGAAGAACTCTACGGAAAGAAAGAAGAACCAAAACCACAAAAGACACACACAGAAAAACTGAAAGAACTTCGGGATACTTCTACTATTCCAATCACAAAATTCACAACTCACGATATTGATAGTATTAACGATAGTTTCTTACAGATTGCCGAAAAGATAAAAAACAAAGAGGCACAAGTAACTTCTATGAATATGGATTATGAACATCATACTCACACACAAAGAATTACTTTTGAGGTTTTGACCAATTTTTGAACTGGCACAGGGAGACCCCACAAGGTCTCCTATTGGTCTATAATACTCTCATAAGCAACCAAACCGATGATTGACCTCTCGCAACTGACCGAAGACCAAATCAACGAACTTGAACTTCAAATCCAAAAACATAAGGAAGAACAAAAACACAAAGATAATCTAAAAAATCTAAAAGGTTATAAAGTGACCTTTTATATTAGGTTTGACCCTGAAAAGCATAAGGATGATGATATGCTTACAGATGAGGGAGAACTTGACCCTAACATTTTTGCTGATTATCTGTGTGATAATCTTGTTACAGACCTGATTAGGGGTTTTGAATTGTATGGTTATGAGGATGTGAGTTATCCTAATGTGGAAGTAGCAACACAACAAGATATTGAAGAGAAGTTTTGAGGACACTTGAAGAACTGGCACAGGGACACTCCAAATGCCCCTGTGATGCCTTATAATAACCTCATAAGCAACCAACCGATGACTGAAGAACAAATCCTTGAAATTGCTGAAAATCACCTAACTCTTGAAAAGTGGGAGGACATTTGTTGGAGGGCAGATACTTTACAACTCTTGAAGTTTGCCCGAGAACTTTATGATGAGGGTTATACAAAAGGTTTCAAAGTAGGACACGATGCTGGTTGGGAACTAAACGATGAAGTATCACGCAGAGGATTATGACTTTACTTGAAACTCTTGAATACTTTCTCACAGAAACCGCAGCAGATATGGATGGTTTGTCTTGGGAAATCCGTGAGGAAACTAACTTTGAGGACAACAACATAGAACATTTGACTGAATGTTATGATTTCAATAAACAACTTTATGATAATCTCAAACAAATCAAATCTATTATTGAGAATATTGAAGCACTAAAATGGGCAGATAAAATTTTAGATGGTGTTGATTTGAATGAGGAACTACCTGATGAAGAAACTACCTGATAAACTACAACTTGATATTATGTGGAGTGTTGCTACAAGTTCAGCAATAGAAACAAGACAGAAACCACATCTTATTTTTGCTAAACTTCTTTATGACGAACTAAACGACATCAAATTGCCAGTAGAACTTGGTAAATAAAATTGGAATGGACATCTGCCGATCGTTATTATGGATTGGGTGATTTTGCTAGAAAGACTGGTGGTAATCCATCGTCTATTCACACGCAACTTAATTATCTAACGACTGAGGTTCAATGGAAACGAATTGTAGATAGGATGAAAACTCCTGGTAAGTCTATCGATCGTTACATGAACTATGCGTATAGTTGGATTGGTTGGGGGCATCATGGTGCCCGCACTTCGTATGCCTATGATTATGCCAACCGACTGATCACGGTAGAAGTTTGATACAATAGAATAATAAATAGTGGGGAGTAACAACTACTCCCCCTTTTTTATGTCTATAGAAAATCTTCCAGACGACGAAAAGGATATTATAAATCTTGCCTCAAAGGCGGGATATTTAAAAGTTTCTACTGATATAGGGGAAATCAAACTCAACTCATATAATCAAGTAGAAATTCAACCAAAAGGAACACCATTTGGGGCAAAGATAAAGGTTGAAGAGAATGGTAATGTAACTCCAACATTAACTTTCGATACTAAAAAACTGAGAGAACCAAAAAAGAATATAGATACAAAACAACTATTGGACGATGCTCTAGAGGATTTTTGGAATGAGCAAGACCAAGTTTAATATCTTTGAGTTTAAGTATGGAAGGGAAAAGAAATCTCTAAAAGAATTGATAAAAATAGGAGCCGTATTGCACGGTTCATTGGATATAATTTCTTTAATACCAGGAATAGAAAAAAAGAAAGTTTTTAATTTAATTGATATTATTCAATTAAAAATGGGAACGATTAGTATTATTAACGATTATATTATTCGGGATGAAGAATTGCTCTCTTATCGTATAGATAGGGTGGTTACTAAAGCAATCTCAGAGTACGAAAAGGATAATGTTTAAACTTTTTGAGATTAGAAGCGGAAAATTTACTGCTCTTCCGGATATAAGTCCAAAGAACATTAAGAGATCAATTATTGCTGTTGTTATTGTGGCAGTAGTTGTTTTCTTATCTGGATGGTTGAAGATTGAAGAGAAGGAACTTTGGAAGTTTTATAACTCTATTATACAGCATTTTGGATTAAAAGAAAACCTACCAGACATAAAGAATAATAAAAAACTTGAAGCAAATATAGAGTCTGAAGTTGATAGGGCAATAGAAGAATATAAACGCTTGACAGGGTATTCAAATGAACCTATAATACCTTTGCCAAGGTTGATTGAAGTAGCTCCTGATAATTCTATATGTTACTCTGAAGAATGTAAGAAACTTGGTGGAGAAATGAGATTATGTGCTCCTTGGAGAGAAGATTGCGTTTAAAGCGTCTAAATAACATATCCTTATTATATTAGAGGTTATTATGTCATCATCACAACAACTACTTGATGCTGTTGAAGCGTGGAAAGTAGAAGACGAAAAGTTTACTAATGGTAATGCATCTGCAGGTACTCGTGCTCGTAAAGCACTTCAGGAAATTGCTAAACTTGTAAAAGCACGTAGATCAGAAATCACTGAAGAAAAGACCGCACGTAAGGAAGCAAAAGCATCTGGTTGACATTTGAGCACCAGTCCCTTATAATACTCTCATAGGCAGCGGGGGTCCAAACTCCGCATAAATCCTTCACCCCCCAAGCCTCTTTATAATGCTCAAACAGGGGGGTCTCTTGTCTCAGTAGCTCAGTTGGATAGAGCATCTGCCTTCTAAGCAGTTGGTCGGGGGTTCAAGTCCCTCCTGAGACGTTACCACTTGCGCTGGAAAGATAAACCAGAATGCCGTGGTAAGATAGAGGGTAAGCCTCTGTTATATCCTTGAGGTATATTACGTTTACTCCATCTGCTTCAGTGGTGGAACGGTAGACACAGCGGACTTAGAATCCGCCGCCTTAAAAAGCGTGGAAGTTCAAATCTTCTCTGGAGCACTTGACAATCAAACTTAAATAGTTTATGATTGTCTTATAAGCGGGTATGGTGTAGCGGTAACACGCCATCCTTCCAAGTTGGAATCACCGGTTCGAACCCGGTTACCCGCTTTCCTCTGCGTAGTCTATTGGTAAGGACGGGTGGACAACACACATGGAAACTGGGTTCGATTCCCAGCCAGAGGTACACTTACTTTTTTCTTATGGAAGTTGAAATTAATTCTATAAATATCGCAAGACTTCTAAGTGAATTAGAAGGTTGCTATATCTTCACCAAGTATATGGGTTTTGAAGATGATATGAATACAATTGATGAAATGAAGAAACGTTATTATAAACTTTACTTCAAACTTTATAAGGAAGAAAAAAGTAATCCACAATAGCTCAGCGGTAGAGTCGGTGACTGTTAATCACTTGGTCCCTGGTTCGAATCCAGGTTGTGGAGTTGGGTGGTCGCGGTTGACGGTTAATTACCTTCTCAACATGCGAGTGGGAATACCTACCACCCTTAAGGGCGATTAACTCAGCGGTCAGAGTGTCTGCTTTACACGCAGAAAGTCCACGGTTCAAATCCGTGATTGCCCACTTGATAAATAAAAATAAAAGAGTATAATGGAAAAACTGTATAAATTACTCAGTGATGCTCAGTCATCACTTTTTGTTTTATTCCATAAAACTTGGGCATTTCATTGGAATGTTGTTGGTGAAGATTTCACTCAACTTCATCAACTCTTTGGTGGTCAGTATGAAACTATGTTTGAAGAGATTGACCGTCTCTCAGAACATATGAGATACTTAAATGTAAAACCTCTCAGTTCTCTCTCCAGAATGCTTGAGGTAACTCAAATTAAAGAGGCAGCAAGTTCGACAGGAGCAAAGGAAATGCTTCAAGAACTTCTTGAAAACAACGAAAAGTTTTGTGAGTTGATGGTAGAAATCTCAGAAGAAGCAGAAGAACAAAAGTCATATGCTACTGCTAATTTAGTTCAAGATTTAATGGAATCGCACGGTAAATTTATTTGGATGTTAAGATCACACCTACAATGAATAGGATGAAGAACAATGTTATCAATAAGATGCAAAGACTGTAATAGAGAATTAACAGGACATCATTCAAAAACAGTAAGTTGTGGATGTCCAAATATGGCAACAATTCGCGGAGATAAGATTTCAGCACTTGACTTATCCCGTATTGTTATGTTAAACTCTTTAAAAGAAAATTCAAAAACAAACATACTGACCTCTCAAGATATTGCTTGGCAGGAAGCACGTAGACAACGTAAAGTTCGTCGTTTGGATTTTGAGGTTCGCTGAACCTCTCATTGGAAAGGTGGCCGAGTGGTTTAAGGCAACTGTCTTGAAAACAGTCGATGTGAGAGCATCCGGAGGTTCGAATCCTCTCCTTTCCGTTTTAAGTTAAGTTACAAATTTAACAATCTCTTCAGCAGTGTTAAGAATTCAACACCAAATGTTGACGATGAAAGTTCTGTGGATAGTATATAGTAGTACTATCATTCAAAACTTATGGACCAACATACCTATAATAATTGGGTCCGTATAAAGGAAACATTTGAAAAGTCTGGTAATACAGATAATATGTTCTATAAAAGAGCAATTGAAATTGTAAAAACAAGAGTTGATCCTCTTGCTAAATTTCTTGGAGATGAAAAGTGATGGAACCTCAAGACGAATTTATTACACGTTCTGAAGTTCAGGAGATGATCGATGCAGCAATACGACGACACAACCGTAATGCTTCTATCATTAGCATGTGCGTCGGTTGGGTGGTTCTTGCTTTATTTGCTGAAGGACTATTAAGACTGATTGGAGTTATTCCTCCACTACTTCCTTTTCTTAAAATTACTTTAAATTAAAGAAGATGAGTAATACCATATATACTGCAATAACAATCTTTGGAGTTATTGGTTATTTAATTATTTGGGCCTTGACACACGCTTATCCATCATGATAAAATTTGTAGAGTTCCTTCTGACCAACCAAGTGTCTTTATTCGTCATTGGTTGCCTCTTGACAATCGCTCCAGCAATGGGTATAATGATTGTACATTCAACGAAGGAAAAGTAACGGAGTATCGCCTAACTTGGTCATGGCACCTGCTTTGGGAGCAGGAATAATTTCGGTTCAAATCCGAATACTCCGACTCATAAATCTCACTTTATGAAAATGAATCAGGAAATTGACGATCTTACAACGTTTACAATTGAAGAATTTCAGGCAGATTTTGACAATCTTATGAATAGAGTTGAAAGTGGAGAATCATTTATCATAAAAAGTGAGCATGGAAATGCAGTAATAGTACCATATAACGAAGTGGTGCAAGTATTTCAAGAATCTGGTATGAGTGACGAACTCATACGAATACACACAGACCACGAAGAAGGTTCTTGACAAAGGGTTCCAGGTCCTCTACAATAGATCTGGTTTTAAGCGAGTGAGACTTGGTAGTCAGAGAGGTCTTATAAACCTTTTCCGCCAGATTAGCGGCTTTGAGATGGTTCGAATCCATCCACTCGTACCTTGCTCCTTTAGCAATCTGGTGAATGCAGCGAACTCATAATTCGCCTGAGGCGTGTTCGATCCACGCAAGGAGCACTGGACGCTTACTAAAGCGTCCTACTTGACTTTCAAACATCACTTCTCTATAATACTAAGGTCAACAATCAAAACAATGACTCTCACTTCTAAATTCAAGAAAGACGTTCAAACCCTTCGTGGTGCAGCAAATGGCGAATTCTACCTTGATGTAAAGAATCCGAAACTCTACAAAAAGGTTCGTCGTTACTATGAAAACGAAGGTGTGGTATTTTCTGGTGATCCTCTGGATGATTATGAAATGCTTATGGAATATGTCGCTGCTGATCTTGAGTCTGTTGAGGTTGCATGAAGACTAAAGTTCTTCTTGAACGAGAAGGATATCGCTTTATAGAAGCAGGTATTCTTGAGATAAATGGTAAACCAGATTATCGTCTGCAAAAGCAGAATTACTATACAAAACGCTGGTACGACATTTATTTGTTTGATAATCAAATGCAGTGTTTAACTGCTATGGAAGATCATCAATATTGTCGTTGGTTAGATCCAGATCGTGTTCCTTGTTATGTAAAAGATGATTAAATAGTCACGGAGAGACTTTAAAAGTACTGGTCGGGAGCAAACCCCTTATGTCCAAGACAAGTATCTTAAGATATCTTGGAAACCTTCTCCTCATAATTGGTTATCAAACTATGTTATGGGGAGATTTTAAATACGGTTTAATGTTAAAAGTTGTTGGGGGATTACTCACAGTACCTTTTGCTATTAAACTTAAACTTTGGGATGTATTATTCCTGTGTGCTTTCTTTGGTATTTCCGAGATATCAAAAGTAGTACAACTTTTCTCAGTTAGTTAAAACTGAGTGGTGGAGTCAAAAATGACCCTATTATGAGTTTCTTGCTTCTCTCAAGAGCAAGTGGTGCGGATGGGGAATTCTTTCTCCGCCTGGTTTCCAATTTCCAGTCAAAGAATTGGTGGCGAGCCTGAGCACATAGGGTGGGTTGCATAAACCCACCCTTTTTAGTATAATATATACTAAGAGTAAATTATTCATCTATGAGTGATTATAAGAAAACAGCACTTGTTCTTGGTGCTGGTGGTTTTATTGGAAACCATATGGTAAAAAGACTGAGAGCAGAAGGTTACTGGGTTCGTGGTGTAGATCTTAAGCGTCCAGAGTTCTCTGAAACTGAAGCAAATGAGTTCATTCAGGGAGACCTGAGAGACATGAACTTTGTTGAAAGGGTGATTCGGTTTAAGGGGTATCTTGGAAACTTCTACCATTTTGTAGCATCACAGTATCTCCAACCCTTTGATGAAATCTATCAGTTCGCTGCAGATATGGGTGGTGCTGGTTTTGTTTTTACCGGCGAAAATGATGCCGATATTATGCATAATTCTGTTACTATCAATCTTAATGTCCTTGAAGCACAAAGACAACTTAACGATCTCAAAGGTGTAAATAAAACCAAAATTTTCTATTCTGGATCAGCGTGTATGTATCCAGAGCATAATCAATTAGATCCAGACAATCCAGATTGTCGTGAAGAGTCTGCTTATCCTGCTAATCCAGATTCTGAATATGGTTGGGAAAAACTCTTCTCAGAACGTCTCTATTTTGCCTATCATAGGAATTATGGTATTTCTGTTAGGGTTGCTCGCTATCACAATATCTTTGGACCAGAAGGAACTTGGGAAGGTGGAAGAGAGAAGGCACCTGCGGCAATTTGCCGTAAAGTTGCTTACCTTCCAGAGGAAGGTGGAACCATCGAGGTGTGGGGAGATGGTCTACAAACTCGTTCCTTCTTGTATATTGATGAATGTATCGAAGCAACCCGCAGAATGATGGAATCCAACTTTATTGGACCCGTGAATATTGGTTCAGAAGAAATGGTTAGTATCAATCAACTTGTAGATACTGCCGCAAGAGTTGCTGGTAAAATAGTAGAGAAGCAACATATTCTTGATGCTCCTCTTGGCGTTCGTGGTCGTAATTCTAATAACGATTTAATTCGTGAAAAACTTGGATGGGATTATTCACAAACTCTTGAAGAAGGAATTCGTAAGACTTACAATTGGATTTCTGAACAAATTAAAAAGAAATGAAAATAACTATTCTTGGATCTGGTGGTCAGATTGGTGCTTATCTCACAGACTACCTAAAAACTAAAGGTCACGATGTAATTGAGTTTGATGTTGTAAATGGAGAAGAACAGGATCTCAGAAAGATTCCTAACTATAAACTTGAAGATGACATCAAGGCATCTGACTTCGTTTTCTTTCTTGCATTTGATGTAGGTGGTTCTCGTTATCTCAAGAAGTATCAACACACTTTTGATTTCATTGATAACAACACCAGAATTATGGCGAATGTGTTTGGATACTTGAAAGAATATCGCAAACCATTTATCTTTGCCTCATCACAGATGAGTAATATGAGTTACTCTCCATATGGTGTTATGAAAAGAGTTGGTGAGATGTACACCCAAAATCTTGGTGGGTTGATTGTTAAGTTTTGGAATGTTTATGGTATAGAAAAAGACCACGAAAAATCTCACGTAATTACAGACTTCATTCGTAAAGGATTTGAAGAAGGTGAGTTTGAAATGATGACAGATGGTACTGAAGAGAGACAATTCTTATATGCTCAAGATTGTTGCGAAGGACTAGAAACTATAATGAATTATTATGGAGATTTTAAGTCAACAGACCCACTTCATATCACTTCATTTAGATCCGAATCTATTAAGACGGTTGCTCAAATTATTCAAGGACAATTTAATTTGATAGGTAAGTATGATGTGAAAATTAAACCAGGTATCGCAAAAGATAGCGTACAGATGGATAAAAGAAATGAAGCAGATAATTACATTCAAGGTTGGTGGCTACCAAAAACAAATTTAGAAACTGGTATTGGAAAAGTATTTGTGGAAATGAAAAAGGAGTATGGTTACAATGACTGATATGAAAGCACTGAAAAATTTTATTGATGAACCCCACTGTGATTTGGGTTCTAATGCATGGATTCTTGCTGAACTTGTTAAGAAGTATAAGAATGCAAGGTTTATTGATCTCGGGGTAAGACTTGGAGCTTCTTCGGCAATACTATCCATTGATGCGGAAAAGAATAACAATCAGGTTTGTGGTTGTGATTTGATGTTCACTGGGTTTCAAAATTATGGAGCAAAGTTTGTAAATGAAAATTATATCTGCTATATGGCAGATAGTGTGACTCTTGGAAAGAATTGGGACGAAGATCCTTTTGATATTATTTTTGTAGATACTATTCATACTAGAGAACAAGTTCTAGCAGAACTTTATTTCTGGAGTAATCATATCAAGGAAGGTGGATATTTTATTTTCCACGATTCGCATTGGGAAGGTCCTGGTGATGTTATTGGCGGAAAGCAGTGGGAACGTATTGATGTTGCCGTCACCGATTTCTTTGGTCTTCCCAAGAGTGTCCGTGAAATGGATCAGTATGAAGATGAAAACATTCGTCTTGAGCACTATACTCCAAGTTATGGAATGACTTTTGTTCAAATCAAATCTCTTGATGCTATTAAAAAATTCAAGAGCAACGTAGATTGGAAAAAGGTTTTTGAAATTCGTAATTGGTTGAATGACCTTCACTTCAATAGAAGCAATTTAAACTTTGTTGATTGGAATCAGGATATTGAAAACATTGAGAACGAATTAGTAATTGAACCATGACTTGTTCAGTATCGCATTGGAGTGGAAGACTTGGGAATAATATTCAGCAAGTCGCTAATTGTATAATGAGAGCAGAACTCACTGGTGATGCTTTCTATCAAAAATTAAGTCACGAAGTTATCAAAAAGTTTGTTCTTAATTTTGGTAGAGAAGAATCTTCAGAAGAGTATGAAGGTAGATTTTATTCTTGGGAACCACTTGTGCATTGTGAAAGGGGAATATATGAAGGTGGAAATGAAATTGGTGTAGATAAGAAATACGTCTACGAAAATATGAGACGTGTCTGTAGAAATTACATTATTCCTCATTTAGATGTTGTTGAACGGGATGTGATTGGAGACGATACTATTGTTATGCATCTCAGGAGTGGTGATAACTATCATCGAGTATTTGATCCTCCCACCAATTACATTCCCAATCCTCTAATTTATTATCTTAACTTGATTGATTCTTTTGATAAGTGTATTCTGGTGACAGAACCTGATAGGGAGAATCCAATAGTTCACGAGTTAATGAAGAATGATAAAGTCCAGATTCAATCTTTGGATGTAAAGTCCGACTTCTCAACGCTTCTATCTGCAAAGAATCTTGCTTTATCTGGTGTTGGAACTTTCGCTATGGCAGCAGCATTGTGCTCAAAAAATATTCAAAATCTTTTTACTACAGATTTGCTATTGACTGAGCACCTAAATTATAGTATGCTATTCAATACAGATGTCAATGTGCATGTGATGGAATTGGAAAACTATCTTTCCGTTTTTCCGTGCAGTTGGAAAAATACAGAAGAGCAAAGAAAGTTTATTTTAGAGTATAGATGAAAATTTTTGTAACCGGATGTGCTGGCTTGTTGGGTGCAAACTACACTAGACACTTACTTTCTAATGGTCATCAAGTAATTGGAATTGATGATTTATCTGGCGGATATAAAGCCTTTGTACCAAAAGCAGAAAACTTTATCTTTGTCAAATTTGATTTGGAAAGGAGAAAAAAAGTAGTAGAACTTTTTGAAGAACATAAACCCGATGTTCTTCTTCATTTTGCTGCTTATGCTGCAGAAGGACTCTCTCCTTTTATTCGTAACTTTAACTATAGAAATAATCTCATTTGTTCAGCAAATCTGATTAATGAATGTATCACTCACGATACTAAGTTTATTTTTACATCAAGTATGGCAGTCTATGGGGAGCAAGAACCTCCCTTCACTGAGGACAAGCGACCTCAACCAATTGATCCATATGGTATTGCTAAGTATGCTGTTGAGTGTGATCTAAAACTTGCTAATGATCAATTTGGTCTGAGATATAATATTGTTAGACCTCACAATGTTCTTGGAATTTATCAAAATATTTGGGATAAGTATAGAAACGTTATCGGTATTTTCATTCGTAAGACTTTGAATGGTGAACCAATTTTAGTTTATGGTGATGGTGAGCAAACTCGTGCTTTCTCAGATATCAAATATTATATGAAACCGTTTGATAAACTCTTAACTGATTATGATGGAGAGACATTTAATATTGGAGCTGACAAATATTTTACTTTGAATGAAGTTGCGGAAGCAGTTCAAAGAATTGGTAAAAAATATGGTTATGATGTTCCAATTCAACACAGTGAACCAAGGCACGAAGTTAAACACGCATATTGCGATCATACAAAAGCAAAAACTATGATAGACTTTAAAGATGAAACTAATCTTGAAGAGTTAATTGACAGTATGTTTGTTTGGGCAATGAAGCAGCCAAACAGAAAAGTAAAGAAAATGGAATATGAAGTTACAAAAGACATCTACGATTATTGGAGGTAATTTATGAATTTATTAGAAAAAAGGGCAATTGTTGATGAAATGATCCGATGTCAGGAAAAACCTTGTCCTGATGGTATGTGCCAAGTGCTGTCTATTGGAAAAAAACCAAATAAAAAATTTTAAAATATATTGGACTTGACATATGCTATTAAGTTTTAATTCTTTAATCAAACAGTATCATATAAACATCACTGGAGTTATTCATGTTGGTGGGCATATTGGAGATGAACTTCATGAGTATAAAATAAATGGGGTAGAAAATATTATTATTTTTGAACCTCAATCTCATTGTTTTGAAAAACTTTCTATAAAGGCAAGGGAAGTTGACTTACCTGCCAAACTTGTTAATAAAGCACTTGGTAACAAAAATGGTAGGATTGATATGACTTCAGATCCTACTGGTTTATGTGGTTCCATTCTTAAACCTAAACTTCATTTGGAGTTATCTCCAGATGTTCTTTTTTCCGAAACTTTAAATGTAGAAATATCTAAACTTGATGATGAAATTCCAGAGAATCATACTTATAATTTTCTGAATATGGATACTCAGGGATATGAATTGGAAGTTTTAAAAGGAGGAGTAAAAACTTTAGAAAAAATTGATTACATTTATACCGAAGTTAATCAAGCAGAAGTTTATGAAAATAATGCTATGATTGGGGAACTTGATGAATTTTTAAATGATTATGATATGGAAAGAGTTGCTACTGGTTGGCATGGATCTCAAACTTGGGGAGATGCTCTTTATATTAAAAGAGGTTTAGTTTGATGAGAGTATTTGATTCTTTTATTTTTTTCAATGAACTCGAACTGTTAGAGATGAGACTCAACATTCTTAATGATGTTGTGGATTATTTTGTTTTAACAGAATCTCCTTTTACAGTTAGTGGAAATGAAAAACCATTATATTATCAAGAAAACAAAGATAGATTTTCTAAATGGAATGATAAAATAGTTCATTACGTGACTGAAGAAATTCCTAATGATTTTAGTCATATGTTGGATAAAACCAAGTATCACGTTGCATATAGTGATGTTGATCCCTATGGGACTAAGTTCATAGATCTTCCAATACGTTTCCAGAGGGCTTTGTACAATAGGAACAACAGTGCTTTTGGAATAGAAAAGGCAGGAGCAACTGATGAGGATTTAATTATCACAAGTGATGCCGATGAAATTATCAATCCATATGTTATAGAAGATCTTTCTTGGTTTGATTTAAATAATCATTATCTTGCAGTTTGTAATGCCTATTATTATAAACTAAATTTTCTATATCAAGATGATTGGATGGGTTCAAGACTTTGTACTTGGAAGCATTTAAAAAACACTACAATTGATCAACTTCGACAAGATCATTCCAATGCATATAGAATTGAGAATGCTGGGTGGCACTTTAGTTTCCTTGGCAATGCTGAGAATTTTAAACTAAAACTAGCGTCTTATGAGCACACTGAAAATAACACAGCAGAAGTTTTGTCTAATGTTGAGGAAAAAGTTGAGAATGGTCTTGACCCCCTTAATAGAGGAATGACTTACAGAGCAGTTCCTATTGATGATACCTATCCAGAATACATTCAAAATAATCAAGAAAAATACTCAGAGTTTATTAAAAAATGGAATTGATTGAAGGAGTGGCATTATCTAAGTTGTGTGATTATTCTTTTGGTGATCAATCTGGGAAGTGGGGTAATATCTACACTTCCTTTATGAAAGAAGCGAATTTAACTAATACTGAGTTTGTGAGCAAGTTATTTGATATAAAGAAAAGTCGTAATTATATGACTTTGTTTATTGATAATATTCGTTTATATAAAAGAACTATTGTTGAAGTAAGTGAAAATGATAAAGAGTATATAAACTCCCTTCACCGAAAAAATGATTTACTACACCTCTGTTCTTGTTTCCCAGATATGAAGTTTATTATCTTCACCAATCTTGAGGATACACCTATAGATGATTATATTTTTGATTTGATCCCTGATAATGTAGTTTGCATATCTGCTGTTAATGCTGTTTCTTTTGGTGGAAAGGTAACTCCTGCTCCTTATGGAGTGCAGAGAAGAATGTCTTCATCGGATAAAAGAATTGAAGATTTGAAATCCTATATGAAAAATCTTCTACAAAATCCTTCGGGACTTTTGTATGTAAGTCATAACGAAAGTTCTCATTCTGAGAGAATGGGAATAAAAGATTTTTTCAATGGAAAGGATTGGGTTGAGGTTCACGATAAGAGAGTTACTTACTCAGTATTTCTTTACAATCTAAGTCAATCTAAGTTTATGATTTGTCCTAGAGGAAATGCTATAGATTGCCACCGAAACTGGGAAGTTCTTTATATGAGAAGAGTTCCCATTATGAAAAATCATCCATACCTACTTGAGTTGTACAAAGACTATCCTGTTCTATTTGTTGATGAATATTCTGAAGTTACCAAAGAACTTTTAATTGAGAGTGATTATCTGTTTCAACAAGCTCAGACTATGGATTTAAGTGGACTTGATTTGAACACCTTTTTCGACAAAACATTGGAGAGTTGTTTATGAATTTTTTATGCATTTCCAATTACAATAATGATTTAAGTTGGTTATCTGATTATCCAAACCCACATTTAATATATGATAAGACTTGGGCAGGTGGAGTAACTGATAATGATAACTCTGGTCTTATTCCACCTTCCAATTTAAAAGAAAGATATCCAAATTATAACATCACTAATGGTGATCCTAATGGATATAATATTAGTGATTATATGACTTTTATTATTGACCATTATGATAATCTTCCCGACGTAGTTTGTTTTGTCAAAGGAAACACTATTGGCAGACACGTAAGTAAAGAAGTCTTTGATAGATTAATCAACAATAAATGCTTTACTCCTATTGAGGATTGGAAGTCTCACGATCCAAATCAGCAGGCATTATTGAATGGATATGCAATGATATCTTGTGATGGTGGTTGGATGGAAACAAATGATAGTTGGTATTTGAATCATCCCAAACATCCAACAAAGTATTTTCAAAACTATAACGACTTTCTTAGATTTTGTTTTAAAGATCCTGTACTTCCAAAGTATGTAAGATTTCCACCTGGTGGAAATTTTGTTGTGCCAAAAGAATATATCTTAAAGTATGATAAAATTTTTTATCAAAATCTAAGAACATTTACTAGACACACAAGAGTTTCTGGTGAGGGTCAGATGATAGAAAGAGCATTGTTTACGATTTGGATTGCCAATTTTGAAGTGGCAGATACTATGAGGGAATTGGTATGCTAGCAACTGAATTTATTCACGGTCAAGGATTGGGAAACCAATTATTTTGTTATGTAACAATTAGAATGTTGGCACATAAACTTGGATATGATTTTGGTATTGGTGGACTTAGAAATGCTGGAGATTCTAGAGTAAACAAAAAAGGTTTTTACTTTATGAATCTGGATTATGGTAAAGAAGTTCCTGATGGGTTAACAAGGTACGATGAATATCGTCACGGTGCTTTTACTGATTCTTGGATTAGAACTGATATAAGACTCACTGATAGAAATCTTTTTTCTATATCAGATAATACTATTATCTATGGAAACCTTCAATCTGAAGAATATTTTTGCAACAGACTTGATCTTGTTAAGGACTGGTTGAAAGTTGGGCAAGAGTATGAGCATATGGATACCAACGGAAAAAATATCTGTATTATGAATTTCCGTGGCGGTGATATGGTTGGAAATGCTGGTGGATTTGTTCCACGATCATATTGGTTAAAGGCAATTGATAATATGCTTCAGTACAATCCAAATATGGAGTTTTGTATTGTAACTGATGATGTTAAAACAGCAAATGTAATGCTTCCCGAATATCCAGCCTATCACGAAGATGTTGCTTGGGATTATGTTGCGATTAAAAATGCTAGAAATGTAATTTGCTCAACTTCAACCTTTGCTTGTTTTCCTCTTTGGACTAGTGAAACATTGGAGTATTGTATTGCTCCTAAGTATTGGTTTCATCATAACTTATCTCCGGGATGGTGGAGTCTTGGATGTAGCATATATAGTTTTCCCACTCACTATATGGATAGAGATGGGAAACTATTTACACCTGAAGAATGTGTGATAGAATGGGAAGAGTATAAAAAAACTTCAAACATATATGAAGGCGATTTATGATAGAATTACCTGATGTAACATTAGTTTCTATTGATACTACTTCAAAGTTGGATGGCACTCTTCGTGCTTTATATACTAGTATGAGTGGTATTAAATATGGATCTGTTAAATTAATAACAACCGAAGAGCAGATTGAAAGATATCAATCTCAATTAGAAGATGAAGGAATAGTTATAGAAGTTCCTGTATCAGAAATTAAAGACTACAACGATTACAATCATTATGTAATCTACAATCTTGGAAATCATATAGAAACATCCCACTGTCTACTAGTGCAGCCAGATGGATTTGTTCTCTTTCCAGAAAAGTGGGATAATACTTGGTTGGAATATGATTATATTGGAGCACCTTGGGCATATGTAGAGGATGCTTATGTTGATCCTTTTGGTAATCATCATCGGGTTGGTAATGGTGGTTTTTCTCTAAGGAGTAAAAAGTTTCTTGATGTTCCAACAAAGGTAGAAGTTCCTTGGGAGACTAATAATAGTGACTTCTATTGGATGCCAGAAGGTGTTGTGAATTATCACGAAGATGGAAATGTGTGCGTTCATAATAGACATATTTTTATTGAACAAGGATGTAAATATGCTCCAGTAGAAGTTGCTGTTAGATTTTCACAAGAGACAAGAGTTCCTGAATGTGAGGGAATAACCCCATTTGGATTTCATTATCGTTTACCCCCAGGACTTGAATTAGAATGATTGGACATAATCACATAGGAAAAAATGGAAGGTTTGGTAATCAAATGTTCCAATATGCGGCAACTAGAGGTATTGCTGCTGCTCGCGGATATGACTTTACTATTCCCGATGGTCCTAGAATTGATGAAGAGTTTTATGATGAAGAGAAGCAACATAAACTCTTTATGGCATTTAAGATGACTGGTCTTAAAAATATTGGTATGTTAGATGCGGGATATAAACAAGAAAGTTCTTTTAGGTATGATGATGAACTGGTGAATACTTGTCCCAACAATGTAAATCTATATGGATATTTTCAGTCGGAAAAGTATTTCGCCCATATAGAAGATGAAATTCGTCAAGACTTTACTTGGCGTGATGGTGTTAGGAATATGTGCAACGAAATTTTTGATAATATTATCCCAGAAGGCAATGCTATTTCACTACACGTTCGTAGAACAGACCATCTTGTAAAGTCTTCTTTCCACCCAGTTCTTCCTTTGAGTTATTATGGGGAAGCATTATCTAAATTTGATAAGTCTCTTCCTGTTCTTGTTTTTTCTGATGATCCAAAATGGTGTAATGAGCAAGAGTTCTTTGGTGATGATAGATTTCTAATTTCTGAGGGTGGCGATAATATTACTGATATGTGTATGATGAGTATGTGCCAGTATCAGATTATTGCAAATTCTACTTTCTCTTGGTGGGGTGCTTGGTTATCTAAGTCTGAAAATGTCATTGCCCCAAAACTATGGTTTGGTCCTGATGGAGAAGATCCAACTGATATCTATGTTGATCGTTGGGAGTATCTAGATGTCTGAAATTTCTTTATGTATACCCACCTATGAATACAAAGGTGAAGGTGTAAAATATCTTGACGAATTATTTAAGTCTCTATCAACACAAACCTTTCAGGATTTTGATATTGTGATATCGGATCATAGTCAAGATCAGTCAATTATGAATTACTGTAGAGACACTGAGTATGACTTTGAGATTACTTATATTCAAAACCCAAGTGGTAGAGGATATCAATCAACAAATACCAATTGTGCTTTAGAAAATGCTGAAAGTAAAATTTTAAAAATCATCTATCAAGATGATGTATTTGTAGATGACCAAGCTTTAGAAAAAATAAAGAATACCTTTGATGAAACAAATTGTAAGTGGATGTTTCACGGATTTACGCATACAACTGATGGAATAGAAACTCATAGAGATTGTGTTCCCAGATGGACTGATATGATGCTTGAAGGTAGAAATTTATTGGGAAGTCCATCTTGTGTTGCGATGCTAAATGAATGTAAACTGTATATGGATGAAAATATAAAACTCCTAATTGATACCGAGTTGTATCATAGAATGCGGATGGAGCACGGAGCACCTGAAATAATTTCTGATATCTTAATCGCAAATAGAGAGCATTCTGGAAGAACAAGTTCCAGCGGTATTAACTATGACGCTCAAATAGATCATCCTGAAGGTGGGTGGTTAGTTAATAGATCTGAACTGGAATATATTGAAGCAAAACATAAAACCTTTTGTAAGGGTGGGAGAAAATATCCAGATGAAAATTGATTTATCAGAAGCAACTTTTATTATTCCAATTCGTATTGAATCGCAAGATAGACTGCGTAATGTAATTACTACAACAGCATTTCTTTTAGAAAATTTTGATACCAATATTATTATTAAAGAGGTAGATTATGAGTCTATCTTTATTAGAGATGTTGTTCCTGTTCTAAAAGATTTCTTTGATGTTGATACTCATATCTATCATATCTTTGAAAAAAGTGATGAGACTCTCTTTCATCGACAAAGAGTTTTAAATGAAATGCTTGCGGAAACAAAAACTGAAGTTGTAGTCAATTATGATTGTGATGTTCTTCTTCCTTTAGACTCTTATCACGAAGCATATCAATCAGTTTTACTTCATACTCAAGATGTGATTTATCCTTATGGTCAAGGGATGTATCAGCAACAAGTACAAGCAACTGATGAAATAGTCTCTCATTTTCTACAAACAGGAGACTTTGATTATCTTGAGAAGCATTCAAAACTTCATACTTCAGATTTTGGATGGGTTCAATTCTTCAATAAAAAAGTTTATATTGAAGGTGGTATGGAGAATGAAAATTTCAAAGCTTATGCTCCCGAAGATAAAGAAAGGTTTTACAGATTCACTACATTGGGTTATAATGTAGGACGTATCAATGATTATGTTTATCATCTAGAACATTCAAGAGGACAGAATTCTTGGTTCAGTAATCCATATATGAAAAGTAATATGGAGGAATGGGAAAAGATTCGGAAGATGAATAAAGAAAAATTATTAGAATATTATTCAAATCAAAATTATCTTAAAAAGTATTTACTATGACTAAGAAAAAAATTATCATCGATAAGAATTTTCTACTATCATCTGCCTATGAAGAGTATGAATATCTTCTTGAATTTATGAATTGTAAAGGAAATTACAATAAACCGGGAATTAGTGATTATCCTTTTTATGCATATTTTTCGACATTAGTTGATAATACTACTATTTTAGAAATAGGAACCTCCGAAGGTGGATCTGCAATTATGATGTCCCATAACCAAAAAAATAAAATTATTAGTTATGATGTTGTTAAGCAAGATACAGTTCCTGATGGTAATTTGAGAGGAATCGATTTTCGTATTGGTAATTTCATGTCTGATAAAATTGATTATAGTCAAATTGACTTAATTACTATCGATGCTGCTCATAATGGAGTGGAAGAAATAGAGATGGTAAAACATCTCCAAAAAAATTGGAGAGGTGGTCTTTTATTTTTGGATGACATTAATTTGAGTCAAATGCGTGTATTTTGGGAAAGCATTGATAAAGATCGGCATGAAGTTTTTGATATTTCAGATATTGCTCACGGGCATCATGGAAGTGGATTAGTTAATTTTAATAGGTACTTTGATTTGACCATTAAAGAGTAAATTTATGTTGGCATTTAATCAAATTGGAAATCTTGGTAGACTCGGAAATCAAATGTTCGAGTATGCTGCTTTGCGAGGAATTGCTTTCTATCACGGATACGATTGGTGTATTCCTCCTTATAGTAAAAAGGGTATTGAAAATTACAGTCTTCATTACTGTTTTAAGTTAGAATCTGTGCAGGAAGATAATCTAAATTATCTTGATCATTATCAGTATGTACAAGAAAGGTTTTTTCATTTTGATGAAGAACTTTTTGAAAACTGTCCAGACAATGTAAGTCTTCATGGATTCTTTCAATCGGAAAAATACTTCAAACATATTTCTGATGAAATTCGTAAAGACTTTACCTTTCACGATGAGCATTTGGGACCGTGTAAAGAGATGATGGATACCATAGAAGGACAAGAACCAATTATGCTTCACGTTCGTCGTGGTGATCCAAATCTAGTTGACCCTCGTGGATTTAAATGGAGTTATACTCAATGCGGAGATCAACATCCAGTTCAACCTCTTGAATATTATGAAAAGGCTTTATCTGAGTTTGATGATAGTCAACCAGTAGTTGTATTTTCAGATTCTCCTGAGTGGGTTAAAGAACAAGAATTCTTTTCTAGCGATAGGTTCTTAATTTCAGAACCACAAGAAAAATATGATGATGGATCATATACTCCATATTCAGATTTGTGCTTGATGTCTTTATGCTCTCATGCTATTATTGCTAATAGTAGTTTAAGTTGGTGGGGTGCTTGGTTGATTTCAAATCCAAACAAAAAAGTCATTGCTCCCAAAATGTGGTTTGGTCCTGCATATGCTGATAAAGATACAAAAGACCTTTATTGTTCAGATTGGAAAGTGTTATGAATAGAATTACAAATTACGAAGAGTTAAAAAATAAAATTACTGGTTGGATTGGGGATTACATTTTACAGAATCCAAGTATTAAATCTCTAGTTGTTGGTGTTTCTGGTGGTATTGATTCTGCAGTAGTTTCTACTCTTTGTGCAGAGACTGGACTACCTACTTATGTTTTATCTATGCCTCTTCATTCTATTTCTAAGAATGATGCTCTGTCCGATGATTATACGGATTACCTTGAGAAAAAGTATGATAATGTAACAAAGATTAGAATTGATCTGACCTCAGTTTATGATCAACTAATCAGTTCTTTTGATTACTGGACTGGTAGTGGAAAATTAACTTTAAACAATCTAGCAAATGCCAATACAAAGTCACGTATTCGTATGGTAACTTTGTATCAGGTTGCTGGTAATGTTAGTGGTATCGTTGTAGGTACTGGTAATAAAGTTGAAGATTACGGTGTAGGATTTTATACTAAATATGGTGATGGTGGAGTTGATATTGCTCCTATCGCAGATCTCTATAAAACTGAAGTATGGGAACTTGGAAAACATCTTGGGGTAGATCAACGTATTATTGACGCACCTCCCACAGATGGACTATGGGAAGATAGCCGAACTGATGAAGATCAGATTGGTGCTTCTTATGAACTTCTTGAATGGGTTATGGAATCGAGAATTATTGATTCTTCTTATGATTCTGAAGCATTGACTATGTGGATGGACAAAGAATTAACAGAAGAACAGAAGTCTGCGATTAAGCAATACAAAAAATTCAACACACAAAACAAACATAAAATGATATCTATTCCTACATTTAAACTATGAAAATTGGAGTAATCGGAGCTGGGAGACTTGGAATTTGTTTTGCTCTCCTTTGCGAACAAGCGGGTTATGATGTAGTTGTATCTGATATTAGAGAAGACTATATTCAAGATCTCAAAAATAAAAAGATTTCTACTAATGAACCTGAGGTTCAAGAACTTCTTTCTAAGAGTACAAAACTAAAAGCAACTATAAGTAATCTAGATGTAATTGATGAGTGTGATCTAATTTATACTTTAGTTGCCACTCCATCTCTACCATCTGGAGATTATGATGTAAGTGCTGTTTGGAAAGTTGTAAATGATGTACAATCAGCACCAAATGTTAAAGGTAAAACCTTTGTTGTTGGATGTACTACCAATCCTGGAGACTGTGAGTTATTCCAAAAACAATTAGAACCTTATGGAGTTGATGTGTTTTATAATCCAGAGTTTATCGCACAGGGATCCATCATCCGAGATTTGAGACGTGCTGATATGGTCTTGATAGGTGGAAAGAGAAATGAAGTTTATTATCAACTTTGTGAACTTTATAATAAAATTCAAGAAACTCCACCGAGTATTAATATTATGTCTACCACTGCTGCTGAACTTGTGAAGTTGGCAGTGAACTGTTTCCTCACAACTAAAATTAGTTATGCTAATATGGTCGGTGAAGTTATGACTTTGGCAGGTCTAGAGGATGAAATCTCCACTGTTCTTGGAGCAATTGGTGATGATAGTAGAGTTGGTAGAAAATATCTTAATTATGGATATGGGTTTGGTGGTCCGTGCTTACCAAGAGACAATCGTTCTTTTGCTGCTTATGCAAAAAAACTTGGATTAGAATATAATCTTGGAAAAACAACAGATGATTTTAATAATGAACACGCTAAGTTTTTGAAAGATTATTTCATTAAAAAGAATGATAGAAAACTTCCTTTTGCTTTTCATTACATTTCTTATAAGGAAGGGACAGACATTCTCGCAGAAAGTCAACAATATCGCCTTTGTTTAGATTTTCTTAATGAAGGGTATAAAGTTTATATCTTAGATAATCTTGCTATTCTTGAGCAAGTAAGAGACTACTTAGAAAAAAAATATGAAGATTTAGTAATTGTTAATGGAATTCCTAATGAAGAAGTTTATTGGATTGAATTATGAACGAATTAATAGACAAAAATAAATCTACATATAAACTTAAAAATATTGGTCCAATATATTATTTGAATCTTGATGGTCAACCAGAGAGACGAAAATATATGGAAGACCAATTTAAATATTGGGAAATTGAAAATTATACTCGCATATCTGCATATGATGGTCGTGAAGATGACTTGAGTGATATTATTGTTGGTCGTTATCCCGAAATGATGACTTCCGGAGAAGTTGGTTGTATTACTTCTCACTTAAAGGCAATTAAACATTGGTATGAAACTTCTAATAGTCCATATGTGATTATTATGGAAGATGATTGCAATCTTGATCTTGTAAAGTATTGGAACTTTACCTGGTCAGATTTTTATGCACATATTCCATATGATTGGGACGTAGTTCAAATTGCAATTATTTGTACTGGAGATATTCACGTTAAATTGCATAAGAGATTTGTTAATGATTTTTCAACTGCTTGTTATTTAATTAATAGACATCACGCAGAAAAACTTTTAAAATTTCACGTTCGTGGTGATAAGTATAAACTTGATAATGGTGTCAAACCTCGTCCAGTTGCAGATGATTTAATTTATAATTCTGGCAATACTTATTCAATCCCTCTTCTTTTGTATAGGATTGAACTTGGATCGTCTATCCATCCAGAACACGTTGACATTTATCATAAGGCAAATTTCAATGCGTTGAGTGAGTTTTGGCAGCAAAATGGTGCTCAGATTGATATTAAAGAGTATATGGACTATGATCCTTACCTTGGTAGAATAACTGAACCATCAAATCAACAAACCTCTTGACAACCTTTCAAGTCTCCTCTATACTAAATAAGTACTTAAGAATTCAGTTGTAATTCTTAACATTTGTCCTATAGTACAAAATAAAACAAACTTATGAAACTCAAACAACTGATGCTTGCACCTGTTGCTCTGGGAATGGTTGCTCCTGTTGCTGCGAATGCGGCAGATCTTAATATTGCAGCAGTCAACCAGTATTCTTCTGAACAGGTCACAAGTGTCTCTCAGTTCTCTGATGTAAAGCCCACTGACTGGGCATATCAAGCACTCAGCAATCTCGTAGAGCGTTATGGTTGCGTTGCTGGTTATCCTAATGGAACCTATGGTGGTGGCAAGGCAATGACCCGCTATGAAGCAGCAGCACTACTGAATGCCTGTCTTGATCGTGTAACAGAAGTTACCGATGAACTGAAGCGTCTCCAAGCAGAATTTGCTCAGGAACTTGCTGTTCTTCGTGGTCGTGTTGATGCTGCTGAGGCACGCATCGGTCAACTGGAAGCAACTCAATTCTCCACCACTACCAAACTGCGTGGTGAAACGACTTTCGTTCTGGGTGGTGTTCCTGGTTATGATACCAAGGATGATGTAAGCACTCGTACTGCTTTCAACTACGATGTTCGTCTGAACTTCGATACTTCGTTTACTGGTTCGGATCTGCTTCGTACCCGTCTTCGTTCCTCTAACTTCAGTGCTGATCCTTTCGGTTCTTCTTCTTCCCTGTTCAAACTGGACAAGGCAGACAACTTCTCCAGTGCTAATGGTGATAATGTAGTCCTTGACCGTCTGTACTATCAGTTCCCTGCATTCAATAACCGTGCAACCCTGACTGCTGGTGCTAAGGTTCGTAACACCGAAATGGCATGGATTCCTTCTGCATACAAGTCTGAGGTTCTGGACTTCTTTGCTGTTGCTGGTGCTCCTGGTGTTTATAACAAGGCAACTGGTGCTGGTTTCGGTGCTCTCTGGAGTCAAGGTAAGACTGGTCTCGTTGCTGGTGTAAACTATGTGGCACAGTCTGGTTCCGATTCCTCCAAAGGTGAGTTTGATGAGACTGGTGCTCTGAACACTCTGGCACAAATCGGTTATCGTGGTACTAACTACGGTATTGCATTCGGTTATCGTTATGGTACTGAAGGCACCCGTGTTCGCACCTACAACGGTCTGAACGGTGCTTCTGGTACTCTGGTTCCTGGTCAAACCTCCAACGGTTATGCTATCAACGCATACTGGCAACCCAAGCAATCTGGTTGGGTTCCTTCGGTCTCTGCTGCCTATGGTTGGAACACCGTAAGTGGTACTGAGAGTGCTGCTACCGATAGTCAATCCTGGTTCGCTGGTCTCCAGTGGGCAGATGTGTTTGCTAAAGGTAATTCTGCTGGTATTGCTGTGGGTCAGGCACCTACGGGTCAAGATCTGGAGTCTGCAACGATGCTTGAAATCTTCTACAAGTATCAAGTTTCGGACAATATCAGCATCACTCCTGCAATCTTCTATGCAAGTGATAATCAGCGCCTGATCGGTGATGCCTCCAAGTGGGGTGGTGTTATCCAGACTAAGTTTACTTTCTGATAATCTGAAAGTGTGGTAAACTTGGAGGGGATAAAACCCCTCCTTTTTAATGTGGAGAAATTAAATGTATGATTATTGGGTTGTAACAGAAAGGTCTACTGGGAGAGTAATTGCTCATTGTGGTGAAGAAAGAGATGCAATTATGATGTATGAATTTGATACTAATAATAGAAGTTATAGAAAACAGAAGTTCATTATGGATCAAGTAATTGATATTACTTCTACTTACGATAAACAACTTCCAGGACAAATTGGGCTTCCTGAAGGTGAAGTAAATCAACTTCAAGAGTTCAAGGTCAAACTTCCTGAAGGTGAAGGACAACCTGTTAATATCAGGTAATTAAAACCTTAACCTTCTCTTAGTTGATTTTTACTTTTATCTCTTTTAGAATTTCTTTGTAGTTATTCACTTTTTATGAAACTCAAATACATTTTTGCTATTGGTCTGCTTGCTGCTCCTGTTGCTGCTATTGCTGGACCTGCTCTAAATGGTACAGGTGCCACCTTCCCTGCACCTCTTTATCAACGTTGGTTCCAAGATTATGCACGAACTTCTGGGAGTAGGGTTAATTATCAGTCCGTTGGTTCTGGTGCTGGTGTTCGTCAATTCCTTGCGGGCACGGTTGACTTCGGAGCAACCGACGAAGCAATCAAACCATCAGAAGCAGCAAAGGTGAAACGTGGTGTCGTTCAAATTCCTATGATTGGTGGAACGATTGCTGTTGCTTATAACAAACCTGGATGCTCCCTGAAACTCACTCAGAAGCAAACTGTAGACATCTTTGCTGGTCGTATTAAAGATTGGAGCAAACTACCGAACTGTGGTAATGGTCCTATTCGGGTTGTTCATCGGTCTGATGGTTCTGGAACTACCTTTGCATTCACTAACTCTCTGGAAGCATTTGGTGGTTGGACTTATGGTGTGAATAAGGCAGTTAAGTGGCCTGTTGGTGTTGGTGGTAAGGGCAATGAAGGTGTTTCTGGAACCATCCGTAACACTCCTGGTTCTATCGGTTATGTGAATACTGGATTTATCAAAGCAAACAAACTCCAGGCAGCAGCAATCCAAAATAAGGCAGGCAAGTTCGTTCTTCCTTCTGCTACCTCTGGTGCTGCTGCTCTGAATAGTATTGCACTTGATAGTAACCTTGCTGGCGAAAATCCCAATCCTTCTGGTGCTGGTGCATATCCTATTTCCACTCTGACTTGGGTTCTTGCTTATAAGACTGGTAATGGTGCTAAGGCAGATGATATTCGCAAGGCACTTAACTATGCTCTGAGTTCCAAGGCACAAATGATTGCTGATGATTTGGGTTATGTTCCTCTTGCAGGAAGCATTCTCAACAAGGCACGTATCGCTGTGAACCGTATTGGTCAGTAAACTGTAAGCATTTATACTTAGAAAGTTAAGGAATTCTGACAAAAGGGGCTTGACGCCCCTTTCTTTTTGCTATATAATTGTGTAACAAATCTTAATGAATTTCAAATGACTGTAACGAAAAACGAATTCGGACAAATGAATATGTGGGCAAAAGAACCCTCTATGTATATGACCAAAGAAGACCTTGAGCGTTACGGCATTGAACCTTATGCAGTAAAAGCAGAGAAAGCAAATGGGCGCTGGGCAATGGTCGGTTTTATTGTTGGTGTTATTTCTTATTCTATCACTGGCAACTTCTTCTTCGGGATCTTCTGATGACTGAAGTAATCTTTACCCTCACAGGGGTTGCATTTTTGGTACTTCTCAGTTATTCTGTGGAGAAACTCTGCGAGACTTACTGATGAGTGCTGATATGCTTGGGCAATTTGCAATTGCTCTTGAAAAACTTGAATGGTCTAATGATGATGAAATCGTAGTTGAAATTGGTGGTGTAGCGGTCACAGGAACTGCAACTCATCCAGATGCAAATCCAAAATGGGCAAAACCCTGCGGAACTGTAACTTATCAAAATGATGCTTTCATCATTATTAAAAATAAATCAAGGAACCCTGTAGTTCCTTCTCAACCTAATCCTGAACTTAAACAACAACATTCTTATAAAGGAGAAAACTAATGGAAAAACTCTTTACTGAAAAAGCTGAGCGTATTAACGGTTGGGCTGCGATGATTGGTTTCGTTGCTGCTACTGGTTCTTACCTGATTACTGGTCAAATCATTCCTGGTGTGTTCTGATGGAGGTTACTATGCGTAAAGAAGGATACGAAATTCCCAACGTTGAGTTTGTGTTCCGTGAGGGTGGTGAGTTTGTAACTCGTACTTCCTCTGAAATGTTTAAGGGTAAGCGAGTTGTAATTTTCTCTCTTCCTGGTGCATTCACTCCTACTTGTAGTGCCTATCAACTGCCTGGTTTTGAAGAAAAGTATGATGACTTCAAGAACCTTGGAATTGATGAAATCTATTGCATCTCTGTGAATGATGGTTTTGTAATGAATGCTTGGGCACAAGACCAAAATATTCAAAACGTAAAACTGATCCCTGATGGAAATGCTTACTTCACACGTTCAATGGGTATGCTCGTCAATAAGTCGAACCTTGGGTTCGGTGAGCGCAGTTGGCGTTACGCTGTTGTGGTAAAGGACGGCATTATTGAAAAACTGTTTGTTGAAGCAGGACAACGCGATAATGCTGATACGGATCCTTATGAGGCAACAACTCCAGATAATGTTCTGAGTTATGTGCGATCTAACGTTCTTGAACTAGAACTTGTTTGATTTGGGGAGGGGTAAAACCCTCCTTTTTTAATAAATAAATTTACTGTATGGTTGGAAACGATGCGAGTAGATTTACATAACTTTTTTAAACATTATGATGAGAACAATCCGAAACACGTTGCTGCTGTAGAGCAACTTGAGGTTGATCTTGCAATTAAGAACCCAGATTTAATTGATGATACTGCCAACTGGGTTAAGATTTATAGAACAAAACCATCAGTTCCTGGAGTTCTTCCTGTTCCTTTTTATCCTCAAACTGATAATTATAGAGACGCACAAAGAACTTGTAACTCATCTGCCTGTGCGATGTGTATAGAGTATTTTAAACCAGGCACACTACAAGGAGCAAAAGGCGATGATGCCTACGTTCAAAAAGTATTTGCAATCGGGGATTCGGTTGATCACACCGTTCAGACAAAAGTTCTGGATGGTTATGGTGTTAAGTCACACTTTAGTTACAATCTTGGGTTTGCTGATCTTGATCGTGAGCTTGCCGCTGGGAGACCTGTTGTTATCGGGATCTATCATAGGGGCACTCTATCTGCACCTACTGGTGGGCACATGGTTGTAGTTATTGGTAAGAAAGGAGAAGACTATGTTGTTAATGATCCTTATGGTTCTCTTAACGATGGTTATACTGGACCTGTAACAAATGGTAGGGGTGCTCTTTACAAAAAATCCGATCTTACTTATCGTTGGTTAGAGAAAGGAAAAGATAAGACTGGATGGGGTAGAACATTTGATGTAAAAAAGTCTTGAATTCTATTCCTTTATCTGCAGGAATAGAATTGATTAAAGAATTTGAAGATTGTATATTAACTGCATATAAAGATCCTCATACTGGAAATCTTCCGATTACAATAGGATGGGGAAGCACTAAAGATTTTGATGGGAAACCATTCAAAATGGGAAGAAAGATTACTCAACAATATGCCGATGATCTATTCATACATCAAATTGAAAATCAATTTCTTCCAACTCTCAAAAAAATCCCCTACTGGAGTGAGATGAATGAAAATCAACAAGGCGCAATTCTTAGCTTTGCTTATAATCTTGGTGCTAATTTTTATGGAAGCCCTGACTTTAGCACGATAACTAAAGTTCTTAAGAATAAGGAATGGGATAAAGTTCCTTATACTCTTTATCTTTATCGCAATCCAGGAACTAAGGTAGAAGCAGGTTTAGTAAGAAGAAGAAAAGCAGAAGGAGACCTTTGGAAAAAACAATGGAAATAGACAGAAGTTTAAGAACAGTAGTGGATCAATATCATTTCACTAAAGTTACTTTTTCGGTTGATGGCGAACCAAAAGTAATTGGAAGACTTTTAGATATTAGTGATTATGGATTTTGTATTACAATAAAGCAAATGATATCTAAATTTGAAGTTGAGGATAGGGGTCTTTTGAGTTTAGAAAAGGATGGAAAAGTAATCAAAATACCTGTAACCTTAAAGTGGATAGATCCAACAGATGCCACTCTAAGGTGTATAGGTTTTCAGAGTAAATATAATCTAACCTTTTCGGAATTAGGTTCTTATATTAAATAAGGTTCAGCAATACCCTCATTCAACATTCTTTCGTTGACTGTGACTGGATCGCCAACAAGATAAAGAACTCCAAGTATTCTTCCATACTTGTCTTCTTTAAATGTTTCAATAATCCACTCTCCTTCACGGGAGAGTTCTTTTTCTAACCATAATCTTGCTTCAATTCCTTTTTTCTTTTCCTCTATATTTAAAGTTCTTGTTTCTGCAGCATTAATATCTTTCAGACGAACTCTGTGAGAAACAGTCATCCAAAAACCTAAATCAATATCAAGATCAACAGTGTCGCCATCAATTACTCTATTGATCTTTTTTATTTTGTACTGGTACATTGAGTTTCCTTTAGTGTTCTTTTCTTTGTAACTGTTTTATATATTTCTATTCGGTCTCCAACTTGCCAATCAGAAAATCCATTACACCGAACACCACATTCAAATCCTGCTGATACTTCTTTTACATCTTTATCGCCACGACGAAGGGAATCTAAATTTCCTTCAAAAACAATTTCTTCCTTTTTATTTTTCTTCATTTTGCACCTCATCGAAGGATAACTTAAGTATGTAGTAAATGACCCAAGCAACTCCAACAAGTCCAATACCTAATAATATATTTACACTCCAAACTACATTATTCATTTTTTCTCTACAGCGTCAAGAATTCTATCCAGTTTTCTTTCTTGTTCTTCTTTAACTTCTTGTAAAGTTTTTTCTATCTGGATAATTTTTTGTTCTTGAATGGTAGTCTTCTGCTGTAATCCCCAGAAGCTAGTGAAACCACCAATGATGGCAGCACCAAGTAATGAAGTTGCTATAGTTCCCATATTAAGTTCCATTTTAATTTTAGTATCTACCCTCTTGTTTATGTATCCAAGTTTTGAGTTCGTGGAGATAGTTTCTCAACATATCTGCTTTTTGTAGATGCCAAACATCACCACTCTTGAAGTATTCTTGAGTGTGGTTATCTATTGCTTTGAGAATGTTATGTATCGGTGCGTTCCAAGGTTCACGCTTGGGTGTGTTCCATTCTCTTGGCATATATCACTTTTTCTTACCTCCGTTCTTTGCCTTTTTCGCAGTCGCATTACCTTGATTTTGTTTTGAAGGTCCTTTCTTACCCTTCTTGTTTGGCGACTTAGACATTGGTAGTCCTTATTTGTTATCAATATATTTAGTTTGGTAGTTAAATAAATACTTTAAAATGTAAATAAAAAATGGCAGTTCCTGCAGTTAATATAACAATTCAAAAAGGTACTGACTTTCAAAACGTCTACACGATTAGTAATCCGGATGGAAGTCCATTAGATTTAACTGGATATAGTGGCGTTGCTAAGATTAAAAAGTTTCCGGAATCAACAACTTCATCTTCATTTACTGTAGGAATTGTTTCTACTGCTGGCCAAGTAGTATTATCAATGGCAAGTACTGTAACAAGTCAATTGGGATCAGGAAGACATTATTATGATATTTTATTAACATCACCTTCAAGTAAAAAGGATAGAACTTTTGAGGGAATGGCTTTAGTAACTTCAACAGTATCGGTATAAGAATACAATGCCTAATGTATCAATAGGAAGTACAAATTATAACGTAACTGTTGGTTATAGTCCTTCAGTAAAGGTTGTAAGAGAAGCAACAGGACTTACTGGATCTCAGGGACTTCAAGGACTTCAGGGTTCTGGTGGATCGCAAGGAACTGCTGGATATATTGGATTGGATGGTGCTCAAGGAGCAATTGGATCTCAAGGAACTCAAGGAATAATAGGATCTCAGGGAATACAAGGTCTTCAAGGAGTTCAGGGTCTTGATGGTGCTTTTGTTGCTCAAGGTATCCAAGGTTCTATTGGTTCTCAAGGTACTCAAGGAATTACAGGTTCTCAAGGACTTCAGGGAACTCAGGGTATTTCTGTTCAAGGTTCTACTGGTCCCCAAGGACTTCAAGGAACTCAAGGTATTATAGGGTCTCAGGGTGTTACTGGAATTCAAGGACTTCAGGGAATTCAAGGTATTTCCGTTCAAGGATCCATAGGTTCTCAAGGAATTCAGGGATCTATTGGATCTCAGGGTATTCAAGGTTTTGTAGGTTCTCAGGGTACTCAAGGAACTACAGGTTCTCAAGGTACTCAAGGAATTTCTGTTCAAGGCACTCAAGGAACTACAGGGTCTCAAGGAACTCAAGGTATTTCAATTCAGGGAACTCAAGGCACTATAGGTTCTCAAGGCATTCAAGGTTTTGTGGGTTCTCAAGGACTTCAAGGAACTCAAGGTATATCTGTCCAAGGTTCTATTGGTCCTCAAGGTATCCAGGGAATTACAGGGTCTCAAGGCACTCAAGGTATTTCTGTTCAAGGTACTCAAGGAACCCAAGGTATTTCTGTTCAGGGAACTACGGGTTCTCAAGGCATTCAAGGAACTACTGGCACTCAAGGAACTCAGGGTATTTCTATTCAAGGAACTACGGGTTCTCAGGGCATTCAAGGAACTACGGGTTCTCAAGGAACCCAAGGTATTTCTGTTCAGGGAACTACTGGTTCTCAAGGTATCCAGGGAACTACTGGTACTCAAGGAACCCAAGGTATTTCTGTTCAGGGAACTACAGGATCTCAAGGTACTCAAGGAATTATAGGGTCTCAAGGTACTCAGGGAACTACAGGTACTCAAGGAACTCAAGGTATTTCTGTTCAAGGTACTCAAGGAACTCAAGGTATTTCTGTTCAAGGAACTACGGGTACTCAAGGAACTCAAGGCATTTCTGTTCAAGGAACTACAGGGTCTCAAGGTACTCAAGGAATTACAGGTTCTCAAGGTATTCAAGGCATTTCCGTTCAAGGTACTCAAGGAACTCAAGGAATTTCTGTTCAAGGAACTACTGGCACTCAAGGTGCTCAAGGAACTACAGGTACTCAAGGAACTGGTGGTGTTCAAGGTTCTACTGGTTCAGGTTCTCAGGGTATTCAAGGTATTACTGGAACACAAGGAACTGATGGTATTCAGGGTACTACAGGTGCTGGTTCTCAAGGGCTTCAAGGAATTCAAGGAAATACTGGTATTGCCGGAGTTTCTGCATCTGGTCGTATTTGGTATTTCTCTCAAATCAATAGTGATATTTCTGGATATGAAAGTTTAATTCCTGATATTCTTGATGGATCTCCTCAGGATGATATGGTTGGTATTTGTAGTGCTGCTTCTGGGGAAGTATTAATTGAAGAATTTGCTACAGAGGTGGGTGATCCTGGAATTACAGAATTGCCTCCTGGAGAATATGAAATTCGTTTCTGGGGATATGTAAGCGAATCAGTCGGAGTTACCTCACTTAGATTTAAGAACTATGCTTATAATAATGGAAACGAAACTTTATTATTCCAATTAACAACAGGAGATATTAATGCTCTTGTTCCAACTTATTATACTCAACTTGGAATTTTAACTGGACCTGTTGCAATTGCTGCAAGTGACCGTATTGTTACCAAAGTTTATTGTTTAACTGATAATGTAGGAGTTATAACTGCACACTTTGTACATTCTGGAGCAACTCCGTCAAATTGGAGAACTGCAATTACACAGGGTTATGTTGGTCCTCAAGGATTAACAGGTGCTCAGGGTATCCAAGGAATTACTGGAACCCAAGGTGCTATAGGAATTCAAGGTTTTGATGGTGTTCAAGGTATTCAGGGGATCACTGGAGCAGGTACTCAAGGTATAACAGGATCTCAAGGTACTCAAGGAATTTCTATTCAGGGTACACAAGGTATTACAGGTTCTCAAGGTACTCAAGGAATTTCTGTTCAGGGTACTCAAGGTATAACAGGATCACAAGGTACTCAGGGAACTACAGGTTCTCAAGGTATTCAAGGAATTTCTGTTCAGGGTACTCAAGGTATAACAGGATCACAAGGTACTCAGGGAACTACAGGTTCTCAAGGTACTCAAGGAATTTCTGTTCAGGGTACTCAAGGTATAACAGGATCTCAAGGTACTCAAGGAATTTCTATTCAGGGTACTCAAGGTATAACAGGATCACAAGGTACTCAGGGAACTACAGGTTCTCAAGGTACTCAAGGAATTTCTGTTCAGGGTACTCAAGGTATCACTGGATCTCAAGGTACACAAGGAATTTCTGTTCAAGGTACTCAGGGAACTACAGGTACTCAAGGTACTCAAGGTATTTCTGTTCAGGGTACTCAAGGTATCACTGGATCTCAAGGTACACAAGGAATTTCTATTCAGGGTACACAAGGTATTACAGGTTCTCAAGGTACACAAGGTATTTCTGTTCAGGGAACTCAAGGTATCACTGGATCTCAAGGTACACAAGGTATCACAGGTTCAGGATCTCAAGGTACTCAAGGTATCACAGGTTCAGGATCTCAAGGTACTCAAGGAACTGAAGGTTCTCAAGGCACTCAAGGAATTTCAGTTCAGGGTACACAAGGTATCACTGGATCTCAAGGAGCATCTGGTGGCGGCGGAGGTCCTGGTGGCTCACTATCAGTCAATGATGATACTGCATCAACCACACCAATTTATGTTGCATTATCAACTGCAACTTCAGGACCAGTAGGATTTTTAACAGTATCCTCAACCAAATTTACATTCATTCCATCATCTGGAAATCTTGGTATAGGAACAACTAATCCACTTTATAAACTTACTGTTACAAACAGCACAACTCCAACACCTTCATTACCAAATGCAATAGCAGACTTTACAAGTAATGTTGCTGGATATTCTCAAATTAATATTAGAAATACTTCTAATAATGCTAATGCTTCAAGTGATGTTGTAGTTACTGCAGATACTGGAACAGATACAATTAACTATATTGACCTTGGAATTAATAACAGTAATTATTCTTCTGGAACTTGGACAATTAATGGTCCATTAGATGGATACTTATATTCTATTGATACTAATCTTTCTATTGGTGTTGCTGGACCAACAAAATATCTTTCACTGTTTGCTGGCGGAACGTTATCAAATAATGAGATTGTAAGAGTAAATTCTACTGGAGTTGGTATAGGAACTACAAATGTATTATCAACATTAACTGTAAAACCAATATCAACAACTTCTATTGTTGGTTTATTTACTGGAACAACTTCAACTGACCTTGTTAGAATTACTCAAGATGGAGTTGGAAATGCACTAAGAGTTGATGACCAGGCAGGAGGAACCACTCCATTTATTGTTGATAATGTAGGAAGAGTTGGTATCAATACTATTACTGCAACATCAAATCTTACTGTTCACGGAAGTGCGACTGTAACCGGAATCACAACATCTCAATATTTGGATGGAATTGCAATTCAAACTTTAAGAGGTTCTATTCTTGCTATTTCTTATAATATGTCTATGCCTTAATACATAACATATATAAAATAAAAAAGAAGGATTTAATAAATGGCGATCACTACTTTAAATACTGCACCAATTTTTACAGGAACACCTGATGTTAATTTTACAAGAATAACTGCAGCACAGAACAACTCACAAGGTAATGGAACAGTTGGAACTGATATTTTCCTTGCATTCAGTGCAGGAGCAAGTGGAAGTTATTTGCAAAAAGTTAGATTTACTTTAACTGGTGCGACGGCAAACACTGCATCTACTGCTGCAGTATTGAGAATTTATTTGTCTACTGTAAACACAGGTTCTACTACGTCTTCTAATACGTTTTTAATTCAAGAAGTGACTGCAGCTGCACAAACACCTAACGTAGTTACTACATTAACTGGCGCAACATATCCAATTGATGTCCCACTTAACTTTGCAATCCCTAGTGGATATTATCTTTTAGTTGGTATAAGTGCTGTTGCTGGTGCTAACTCTGTTTGGGTTGCATCTGTATATGGAGGAGATTACTGATGGAAACTATTGTAAAAATTAACTTTAATGAAGGTCCGATTGCAACTGGATTTATTCATCTAAATGAAAATCACGAAATTACACTATTCACTGATGAGAATGGAAATGAACTTACAGAGTATGCATCTTGGTATGTTCCAGAGGAAGTATAATGCTTGATCTACTACATTTACCAAAACCACAAAATGGTTATATTGATTATTACATAGGAAAATCTGGATCTTTAGGTGGTACTTGGGAAATCTGGGAAAAACCTAGAGGTATTAATATGATCCGAATTACCACTATTGGTGGTGGATCTGGTGGGGGGAGGGGTTTTGGTGGTTCGAATACTACTGCAAGAGGCGGTGGAGCTGGCGGAAGTTGTGGAGGTTATACTTCAGTTCTTCTTGCAGCATTTCATCTACCAGATCGTCTTTATGTTTCTGCTGGTAGGGGTGGTGCTGGAGGTAATGTCAGTGTCAGTAGTGGTACTCCGGGTATTGGTTCTTATGTTGCGATTGCACCTTATACTACATTAACAGGTATCTATACAGTCTGTTATGCACTTTCTGGTGGAGCTGGATCTGGTGGCGGCAACGCTGCAACTGCTACTGGAGGTTCGGCACCTCTCGCTGCCACTATTGCCAACACCCTTGTTGCAGGATTGGGAGTATTCACTGCTATTGCTGGACAAGCAGGGGTTAATGGTGGTGTAATTGGTGGCGGTGCTGGACAATCTGTAACTTATCCAACATCAGGACTTCTACTTTCTGGTGGTGCTGGAGGTGGTGGTGGTGCTGGATTTGCTGGAGGAAACGTAACTGCTCCAACTCAAGCAACACTTTCATTATTTACTACAAGAAATGGTGGTGCAGGAACTGGTGTTCCTGGAGATGCTGGAGTTCAATTATATCAACCTTTACTTTCTACTGGTGGTGCTGGAGGTGGTACTTCTGCTGATGGAACCGCCTTAGGTGGTGAAGGTGGGGGAGGTGGATTTGGTTCTGGCGGCGGCGGTGGTGGTGCTGGAGGTACTACTGGTGGGGGTGATGGTGGTGCTGGTGGTGCTGGATTAGTAATCATTCATTCCTGGTAATTATGTTAGACTTAAATCAATACTTCTATATAATAATAAAATTAAATTTCTGGTTAATAATGGAGAAATATAGTGCTTGATTTACTACATTTACCAAAACCACAAAATGGTTATATTGATTATTACATAGGAAAATCTGGATCTTTAGGTGGTACTTGGGAAATCTGGGAGAAACCCAGAGGTATCAATATGATCCGAATTATCACTATCGGTGGAGGTGGTGGAGGAGCAAGTGGATTTCCTTCAGCAACCACCAACGCAAGAGGTGGTGGCGGCGGAGGTGGTTCTGGAGGATATACCTCAGTCATTATTCCTGCAATTTATCTTCCCGACCGTCTTTATGTTTCTGCTGGTAGGGGTGGAACAGGTGGTGCAACATCAACCACAGTAGGTAATGCTGGTGGTTTGGGATTTGGTTCTTATGTTGCTATTGCACCTTATACTACATTAACAGGTATATATACTGTTTGTTATGCAAACGCAAGTACAACTGCACCCACTGCACCAACTGCTGCTGTCGTTGGTGGTGCTGGTGCTGGTGCTGCTGTTGCTACTATTGCTAACACCCTTGTTGCTGGATTAGGGTTATTTACTGCTTATGGTGGTGTTAATGGAGCCGGCGGTGGTGCTGTTGCTAACGGTACTGGTGGTTCTATTAACTACCCAACATCAGGACTTCTACTTTCTGGTGGTGCTGGTGGTGGAGGAGGTATTGGTGCTGGAGGAAACGTTACTGCACCAGCTCAAGCATCTTATGTTTATTTCACTACAAGAAATGGTGGTGCAGCAACCAGTGTTCCTGGAGATGCTGGAGTTGAATTGCAACAACCTTTACTTTCTACTGGTGGTGCTGGTGGTGGTTCATCTTCAGGAAATACTTTAGGTGGCGAAGGTGGTGAAGGTGGATTTGGTTCTGGTGGTGGAGGAGGTGGTGCTGGTGGTACTACTGGCGGTGGTGGTGCTGGTGGTGATGGTGGTCCCGGATTAGTAATCATTCACTGCTGGTAATTATGTTAGACCTAAATCATCTTACTTTACCAACAACTGGAAGAACTGATTACTTTTATGGTAAGTCATCAACTCTAGGTGGAACTTGGGAAATCTGGGAGAAACCCAGAGGTATCAATATGGTTCACATCACTTGTATTGGTGATGGTGGTGGAGGTGGAGGTGGAGCATCAAACAACTCAACTACTGCTAGAGGTGGTGGTGCTGGTGGAAGTTCTGGAGGATTTACTTCTCTTTCAATTCCTGCAATATTTCTTCCTGATGTTCTTTATGTCTCAGTTGGTTCTGGTGGAAGAGGTGGTGCTCCAGGAAACCCAGCATCACTTGGAACTGCTGGCGTTGGTTCTTATGTTACGATTGCACCTTATACCGCATTAACTGGTATCTATACTGTTTGTTATGCAAATGGTGGAACTGTTTCTGCAGTTCAAGCAAGTAGCACTGCAACTTCTACTGCTCCTGGTGCCGTTGCTGCTGCGACAATTGCGAATATGTTAATTGCTGGACTTGGAAACTTTTCTGCTCTTGCTGGACAAGTTGGTGGTGCTGGTGGTGCGTTTAATAATGGTGTTGGTGGCGTAGTCAATTATCCAACGACAGGACTTTTACTTTGTGGTGGTGGAGGTGGTGGAGGAGGTTCTTCTGCTGGGAGTGGTAATACTGTACCTACTCAAGCAACTTATGTTTATTTTACGGCAATAGCAGGAGGAGCGGCAGGAAACCCAGCACTTGATGGTAGAAGTGGATATCAAATTCAACAACCATTATTATCTTTAGGTGGTACTGGCGGTGGTGCTGGATCTAACAATAATGCTGTTGCTGGAAATGGAAGACCTGGAGCAATTGGATGTGGTGGTGGAGGAGGTGGTGGTGGTGCTACTGGAGGAACTGGTGGTGATGGTGGACCTGGATTGGTAATTATTCAGTCTTGGTGATTTTGACTTTATTGTAATCATCAAGTAAAATAAATATTAGAAAAATCCATAAGAATGAATAGATATTCAAAGATTTTACATCATATTGGTTCTAACAAAACTAAAACTCCCAAAAGTTCTTCAGGTAAGAAAAGAACTTTTGAGGAGTATGAAGCAGAGCAGAAAAAAACTGATGTTGATAGATTAAAAGAACAAACACAAGAACTCACTGAGAACATCGAGTTCCTACAAAATCTTGTCGTCAATCAGCACGATGAGGTTTATGAACTTCGTCAGCAACTGAAGAATACTCCAATTCCTCAACCAAAAAAGCAACTAACTGAAGGTTTATTGAATGAACCTCCAAGTATGAAGAACAGTGACCCACTCACGCCACTGGATCAAAAGTATGTAACTTTTCAACAGTTAAGTGATCACTATCGTCTCTTTACTAATCGTGTGCTGGAGCAAATGGCAACGGTTGGTGGTGGTGGTGAAACGCAATTTAAGTTTCTTGATGATGTTAGAAACTTTATTTTTGTTGGAACAAAGAATGATTTACCTCCAGCAGTGAATGGAGTAATCACTCTTAAAGATAACTATACTTATTTCTTTACTACTACTGTTGATCTGGAGGGAGACTGTTTAGTTGCTGGGGATAATACTACAATTCTTGGTGGTTCATCCGAGAACTGTAGAATTAAATCCACAGGTATCAGTACAACTACCGCACTCTTAAGTAGTGCTTATTCTCTTCCACTTCGCAATATTACTCTTGAAGCACCATTTGCGATTAATCTTGTAGCATCAAATCCTGCTGTACACGCACTGGATTGGTTCGGTGTAAACTTTACTAATTGTGCAAGGGTTGGAATTATTTCAAGTTACAATAACTTTATTATGCTTGATGGTGCTTTCATCGGTGCTCAAGATTTAACCTTTGATGGAACAACGGGTACTGTTGGATTTAACCAGTGTTTATTCACAGGACAATTTCCTCCAGGCAATCCTTCTGGTAAATCTATTTTGAAGTTCCCAAGTACTTTTAATTGTACCAGAAGAATTCGTGTTACTGTTTGTTCGTTTATTGTTCCTCCAGGTTATACAGGAATTACTGTCCAGGATGGAGCTGTATTTTCACAATCAGAAAGTTTTATTCTACAAACCTGTAACTTCTCTGGACCAGGAACTAAAGTTGGCGTAAGCACTCATACGGATATTAATGGTAGAGATACCTTTTTTGAAGGAAATCGTGGTATTGATAATACATATCCTTCTGGACAATATTATATGTCTAATAATTCCACAGTAACATCTGTGGGAGGAACTGATGTTTGGACAAAAGTTGCTGGAATAACAACTACTGATGGTTCTATTAATTCCAAATTCACAGCAACTGATAACAGACTGACTTATGATGTTGCAATTGATAGAAGATTTTTATCTCAAGCAACTGTTACCTTCACTCAAGATGCTCCTGCTTCAGGTCCATTTGTTGACTTTGATGTAGAAGTGGGAATTCTTGATTATGATGTAGCAGCAGGAATAGGTACAGTTCTTAAGTCATCGAGAACTTTAGTTAAGAATACTACCTATGGACAATATTATACTCTTCATTTAACTGATATTCATAACCACAAACAAAATGATTATGTTGAGATTTATATTCGTAATAAGAACACTGATACTGGTATCTTAGTTACTGATATGAGTATGCTTGTAACTTCTATCTAATTGATATAGAATAAATACCATTAAGAAAACATAATGTCTTTATGAACTTCGTTAAACTTGCTTTGGAGAATGGTGGTAGCATTAAACCATTACTTATACATCCTGAAGATTTGTCTGGACCATCCCTTACAAATCCATCAGTTCTTGTAATTAATGATAAGATTTTAGTTAATATTAGAAACGTCAATTATACTCTTTATCATTCAGAGCTCAACAAATTTGAGCATATGTGGGGTCCTCTTTCATACATTCATCCAGAGAATGATATGCACTTGAGGACTGTAAATTATATTGCAGAGTTGGACGATAATTTAGATGTTGTTCATTATGCAAAGATTGATACTTCTCAATTTGATACATATCCTCCTCAATGGGAATTTGTTGGACTTGAGGATGTCCGTCTCATTCAATGGGAAGGTAAGATTTATGGAATTGGTGTAAGAAGAGATTTGGATACAATTGGAACTGGAAGAATGGAACTTTCAGAATTTGACTTCACTGATACTGAAGTTAAAGAAGTTTCAAGATATCGTATTCCAGGACCTCCTCCTGATAATGAGTACTGTATGAAAAACTGTACTCCAATTGAAGGCAAATCATTTCATCTATTGAAGTGGACAAATCCTACTGCACTGATGAAGTTTGATCCAAATGGAGGGGAAACAGAAGTTTTTGAGACCACGGAATATAATTCAAAACTTAAAGATATGAGAGGTGGTTCTCAAGTTATTAAATATGATGGTGGATATTTAACACTCATTCACGAAACAGAATTGTATAACAGTGAGCAAGGAAGAAAGAATGCAACATATCGTCATCGGTTTATTGTTTGGGATAAAGATTTTAAAAATCAAAAAGTTTCTCCTTTGTTCTCATTTATGAATATGAAAATTGAGTTTTCTTGTGGTCTTGCACAATACAAAGATGATTTACTGATTACCTTTGGAGCACAAGATAACGCTGCTTATATTCTCAAAATTTCTAAATCTTTTGTGGAGGATTTTATCAATGAATAAGTTAGAAGGTCTTCCAAGAATTCATTATATTAGTTTAGAGGAAAGTATAGAAAGAAGAACTAATTTAGAAAATTGGTTTAAAAAATACAACATTATGGATTATGTTCCTCATCTATTCAAAAGATTTGAAGAATATGATTATAAACTTGTTGGACCTTATGTTAATTCTTTAGCACCACATTCTAAAGGACCAATTACTTCCCATTTTACTTTACTGAAACATTGGTATGAAACCACAGATGAATCTTATACTCTTATTGTTGAGGATGATTTATCTTTAGCACCTGTCGATTATTGGAATTTTACTTGGAAAGATTTTTTTGAAAGTCTTCCAGAAGATTGGAATTGTGTACAATTAGTTCTTGTGAGGGAACACTTATGTGAAAATTATTCTTTTGAAAAAAGAAGAGAAAGAGATTGGTGTGCAGCAGCCTTTTTAATTAAGAGGGAATATGTCAAACTTCTTTTAGACTCTTATTATTTTGATGATTATTTTAACTTAGATATCAAAGGTCTTGAATACCCACCAGTTATTGAACATCTTTTGTTTACAAATAAACCAGGTGTTTACTGTTTTCCTCTTTTTGCGGAGGATTGTTATAATACTCAGTCGAGTTTACTGCCAGAAAATGCTCACGCAGAATTAATAAATGGTCAGGGACCAATGCATCATTTTTCATATGACTGTGTGATGAATTGGTGGAAAACTAAAGGAAAGTCTTTGAATATTAATCAAATATTTGAAGAAGATTTGCCTTTTAATTATAAAAATTTAAAGAAAAAATATAATTTAAACATCAACGGAATCATACACGTTGGTGCTCATTATGGAGAAGAAGTCTCCGATTACATTGAAAGTGGGGTACAGGATATAATTTTATTTGAACCATTGCAAGATAATTTCAATGTTCTTTCGAATAGAATGAAAAATTTAAATGCAAATATTTTATTGCATAATGTTGCATTGGGATCTATTCTTCAAAAATCTATAATGTATGTAAGTGATAATGAAGCACAAAGTAGTTCTATTTTAGTACCAAATGTTCATTTAACTCATCATCCAAATGTAAACTTTCCGGATATTGAAGAAGTTTCTGTAGATGTTTTAGATAATTTTGATTGTGGCAATTCCAATTATCTTCATATGGATGTTCAAGGATATGAACTGGAAGTGTTAAAAGGTGCAACAGAAACTCTAAAGCACATTGATTATGTTTTATGCGAAGTAAATCGGGATGAACTTTATGAAGGAAATGCGTATGTTGAAGAAATAGATGAATTTCTAAAACAATATGGTATGGAGAGAGTTGAAACCTATTGGATGGGGGATATTTGGGGAGATGCTTTGTATATAAAAAAGAATGCATATGATGTCTCCAAAACTTGTCAAATTCAAAATTTAAGTTCAATCTATCAAAAATATTTTGGATATCCATATAACGGATTTTTTATTGAGGTTGGTGCTTATGATGGAGAAAGTTTTTCAAATACTTCGTGCCTTGCCGATTGTGGGTGGAAAGGAATTTATGTAGAGCCAATATCTAAATTTTATTCTCAATGTTTAGAGAGGCACAAAAATAATGATGTTTTAGTTGTTCAATGTTCGATTGGTAGCGAAGAAAAAGAATCTGATATTTATGTGTGTGAAGGACTTACTACATCAAATGAAAAATTGGTGGAAATGTATTCTGAAATAGACTGGTCTAAAGATTATGTTTTTTATAAAGACAAATGTAATCAGATAAGATTAGAAACTCTTCTTCAAAATCAACAAGTAAATCCAGAATTTGATTTACTTGTTGTTGATGTTGAAGGCAATGAAGAAAGTGTTTTCAATTCTTTTGATTTGGAATACTGGTCTCCAAAAATGTTGATAGTTGAATTGATTGATGAGCATCATTCCTTTCAAAAATATTCTGATCACATTGAAAGTAATAAAAATTTGAGAAGTAAAATATTGAGTTATAATTATATTGAAGTTTACAAAGATGAGATTAATACTATCTTTGTAAAAAAAGATCTATATAATAAAAATAATTAGATGCGATGATATCAATGAATTGTATGGGTTCCATCGGCAGATTGGGGAACCAGATGTTTCAATATGCTGCATTAAGGAGCATATCAAAGAAGTTTAATTATGAGTATTGTCTTCCTGTGGTTAATTTCAAATGTTTTGATGCTCTTGGAAATCCAGAGGATTTAAATTTATTTGAATGTTTCGAACTAAATGATGAAGAAAGAAAAAATACGGATTTATATCCTATTAAATTAGAAACCTTTGGATTTGATGATAATGTTTTTTATAAATGTCCAGATAATGTTGATCTGCACGGATATTTTCAAGACGTAAAATACTTTGAAAATAATGCAGAAGATATTAGAAAATCTTTTGTCTTTAAAAAGAATCATTCAGATGTTGCTCATCAACAGTTTTATTCATCATTTCCAAACCAAGAGGTAATTTCTCTTCATATTAGAAGAGGTGATTATTCTCATCAGTCTCATCATCCAGTTCAATCACTTGAATATTATGCGAAGGCATTAAAATTTTTTAATAAAGATTTAAAGGTATTAATATTCAGTGATGATGTTGATTGGGCAGAAAGGCAAGAAATTTTTCAATCGGAAAGATTTTTGTTTTCAAGAAATAATAACTCTGCAGTTGATCTTTGTATGCAAACTTTTTGCAAGTATCATATTATTGCAAATAGCACTTTTAGTTGGTGGGGTGCTTGGTTGGCCAATAGTAAAAAAGTAGTAAAACCAAAATTATGGTTTGGTCCACCATTAGATAACTATAAAAATTTTTTAGATGTAAAGGGTTGGATAGCATTATAATAATTTAAATACATACTACAAAGGATGAAATGACTTATGAATGAACTGAATGAATTTAGTTTAGATACTGAAAACGGAGAAAAGAATTATAATCTCGCAGTTTGGTATGAAAATCAAGGACATACTGCACCAGCACATACTTATTACTTAAGAGCAGCAGAGAGAACAGAAGATAATCTCCTTTCTTATCGAGCATTAATTCGTGCTTCTTTTTGTTATAAGTCCCAAGGTTCAAGAGATGGGACTGAAAAGGTTCTTCTTGAAAATGCATTGATGCTTATTCCAGAAAGACCAGAAGCTTATTATTTTCTTTCTCTCCTCTACGAAAAGAAAAGTGAGTGGCAAAATTCTTACATTTATGCAACGATAGGACTTCATTGTTACAAACAAAATGTTGAAGTCATTGATCTACCGGAGTATCAAGGAAAGCATTTACTGATCTTTCAAAAAGCAATTTCTGCTTGGTGGTGGGGTAAAAGTCAAGAAAGTAGAGGTTTATTTCAATTACTTGCAACTGATTATTGGAATGTTTTGGATAAAAAGCATCAGCAATCTGTTGAAGATAACATTAGCCGTTTAGGATTAACATCACAATCGCAGGGAGAAATTGTCTATACGAAAGAAAGTCACAACTCCTTGAGATTTAAGTTTGATGGGTCTGAGAAGATTGAAAGAAGTTACTCTCAAATTCTTCAAGATATTTTTATTCTTTCTGTTCTGAATGGAAAGAAAGAAGGTAAGTTCTTAGAAGTTGGTGGAGCAAGACCTTTTGAGAGAAACAATACTGCTTTGTTAGAACAATCTTTTGGTTGGACTGGAGTTTCAATCGAACTCAATCCAGATTTTGCAAATGAATATATCAATGCAAGAAAGAATACAAAAGTTTTTTGCACCGATGCATTAAATGTTGATTATAATAAGATATTGAATGAAGAATTTGATACTCAGGTTATTGATTATCTTCAGTTAGATATTGAACCAGCAAAGAATACTTTTGAAGTTCTATTATCCATACCTTTTGAGAAGTATAAGTTTGCAGTCATAACTTATGAACACGATTATTATGTTGACATAAGTAAGTCATATCGTGACAAGTCAAGACGATATTTGCAAGTAATGGGTTATGAACTTCTGGTAAGTGACTTATCTCCAGATGGTGTAAGTAATTTTGAGGATTGGTGGGTTCATCCGGATCTTATTGACGAACAAATTAAAAATACTATGAGAGACGCATCCTCTAAGATTAAAAATGTAAAAGATTATATGTTTACTAACAAATGAGTACTTTTAGTTTTTCTACTATGAATGATAGTGGATACACCAAACAAACTGACTTGGGATATAACCAAGTGTATGTAAAGAATAAATCTGAAAATACTTTTAATGTCAATAGAAACTCTAAATCAACATCTTGGATTGTAGATAGTTTTTATGAAGATCCAGATGCTGTAAGAGAGTTTGCATTGCAGCAAGACTATCTTGAAGGTGGAATTGGTAGAGGATTTATTGGAAGAAGAACTCATCAACAATTTTTATTCCCAGGTCTCAAAGAAAGATTTGAAGAGATTATGGGAAGAAAGATTACGAAATGGGAAGAACACGGAATGAATGGACGTTTCCAAATCTCTTGGTCTGGAGAACCATTGGTGTATCATTGTGATAGTCAAAAGTGGGGTGGAATGTTATATCTTACTCCTAATGCACCTTATCAGTGCGGAACTACTTTATATGCAAATAAAAAGACCAGAGCAAGAACTTATTATGATAAAGGTTGGGACGCTGCTTGGGTAGATGTTCCTGGTGATTGTCACTTGGATGGAACACCATTTGAACCAGTGGATGTTCTTGGAAATGTCTATAATCGTCTGGTAATTTTTGATGCAAGTGCTATTCATTCTGCATCAGAATATTTTGGGACAGTCAAAGAGAATGCGAGAATGTGGCAGATGTTTTTCTTTGATACCGACTGAGGGGCTTGACAAGCAGGTAAAGAACTGTTATGATAAATACATCAACGGGTTAAGAAATGTAACGGTTCTTAATCTTTGTCCTCTTCCTAACCGAGACCTATGGGGAGGTTAAACACAGTCTCTCATACCCACAGTGGAGGGTGCTGTGGGGGTATACTCGTAACGGTTCGTCCCCCCGAACTTTTATCTAACTCTCTTAAAA